TATAAGATATGTTAATATTCAAAACTTTATTTTATAAAGTTTCGTGTTCTATTTTTTTTATTTTTACAAAATAATTCTTAACCATTTGTTCTTTGGTTTTACAATACTCACCCGTTATAATAAAATCAAATAAAACTTCAATATCTTCTTTTATGAATTTTTTAACTTCAGGTTTTTCTGACCATTTTTGGGTTTCAGGACAAAAAGGATATAACTTTAAAATACCATTATCGTCGTATTTTACCATCCAATCATCATTATGTTTTATTAAATGTCCGGTCATAATCTTACATATAAAGACGGTATAATTTTTCAGCAATAAACTTTAACTGATTTTCAAGTTTTGCAACTTGTTTTTTTTGATCTTCATTTAGTTCAAAATTTTCAGCTTTTATATCTGAAATTTCATTTACTATCGCCCTATGATCATTCATTAATTTTCCGTGTAATATTTTCTTATCCATAATGTTTTTTTTTAATCCCACTACTGAGATAATCTTTCCTCTAAAAGTCGGAAAAAAAGTTTATTTGGTTTATTATAACTATAGTAAGATACTCTTAAACATAAAGTTTTTTTATCTTTAACCCCAATATCAGTAATTGTTTATTTTTTTAAGCTGTGATCAATTAAAATAAATGGTGGATATATTCTAACTTCTGATCCATCACTGTTAAAATAATATGCGACATCTCCGTCAAAACTTATTGTGTCTGTATACCAAATGGCATCATGCATTGGGTTAGTCCCTGAGGTTGGAACATAAACTTTTCCTTTAATTTCATATTTGTATTTTTTTTCCACACAGGAAAAAACCAAAAAGGATATTAGTAATATCTTAATTATTTTCATCTTTAAATCTTGTTTTATATTTTTTTTAGTTATTAATATTATTTGTTTTATAAATATAACAATTTTACGGCAATTCATCAAACAAATTATCATAAGCTGGTATATTAAATCCTAATATTTCATTTTGCCAATATGATAGCTCAGGTGTATATGTATCCCAATGTGGGACCATAGAGACTATTTTTGGTCCATTAACCGCTGTATCGTTATCAAATGTTGCTTGTTGTTCAATCTCTTTACCACTACGATATTTTTTAATCATCTTTGGTAATTTTAATGTTCCCAACTTATACATCAAATTGATATTTGCCAATTGTATTTTAGCAACATGTGAAAACTCAACTGATGGCGTTTCATTAAACTTAGCTCTTTCTTGAACATTCAATATCTCATTTTTTCTGTATTGGTATTCCACAGTAATTCTTTCATCACTATCTATTGAACCTTTACGAATTGAGAATATTAAACAATCTGGTCTTTCTGAATAACTACGAACACAATTTCGTTGATGTTGTGATTCTTTTTCATAATCCATAGTTTTACGAAGTAGGACAGGATAATAAGTTTCGTATTTGTGTTCCATAGGTGTTTCTAAATCATCTATATCGCCATAGAATCTTTCAACCTCACCTTTTCTATATGATTGTAAAAGACGACTAAGCTCCTCGTGTTCTAAATTAAAACTACTAATATTTGTAAACTTGAATTTCACATCTTCACCAAGTTTTATTAAATCTCTTTTCATATCCAAATGATCAAGAAATATTGACCATTTATTATGTCCGTAAAAGTATTTTATCATGTTTAGAATTCTATCTTTTTCTTTTGGAGTTAAAGGTGTTGACATTCTATTACGTTGGTATTGAGTATCTTGATCATAAAAACATTCAAAAAATCTACCCATTTTATTATCCTCTATTGGATGACCAAATTCGTTGTTACTGTAATACTCGTAAAAGTATTTATTTTCAATCTTATTAAATCTATCAATACCCAAAATGTTGTAAGTCATATGCAATTTATCAAAGTCAACCCAATCCATTTCATTAAAAATCTGTTTAACTTTGGATCCATTTAATTTTAGTTTGTCCATTGCAGTATCCACCAAGTTCATATCAAACTTTTTCAATTCTTTTTTAGAAAAGAATATACCTGTAAATTTTTTCCAGTTGTTCGGGATTTTAATCCCATTAACCAAATAGAATGTTAAACTATAAAAAGACCTCATGCAGTCCCACTGAAAGTTTTGTGGGTTTTCAATTCCCATTCTATCCCAAATTTTTTCTAAGAAAAAATAAATATACTGGTCTAATTTAACACTTTCATCAATTGTAATATTTCTTAAAAGAGTTTCAATTGCGAAATATGTTGGGTTTACCTTCATACTACTTCCAATAACTTTCTTTTTTTTAGTGGAGAATGTTCCTGAATAAAACATTTTCTTTTTGAAATTGAAGGTAAGGTAGTTTGTGGATTTTCTTTCTGAGAAGTATTTGGATCCTACACCTCTAGTTTTTCGGTGAGTCTGAAATTTTATTGATATCTTATCATCACCTTCTTCTATGAATAATCTTTGTCTATTGAAATTAACGGTAGCACATGGATTTCCAAAATTTTTAACAAAATCTTCTTCTGTAAAACATTGTGTATCAGAAAAAAACCTATCACCATTTTTGGTAATAAATAAGTTTATTAAATTTTTATATCCAAGACTATTTGTATCTTTTTGATATATGTCGCAAAAATTATGATATAGTTGAGTCCTATAACTTTTTTTCTCAACTAACTTATGAAATACTTTACCTTCTACTTCTAACATAAAACAAAGATACAAAAAAATTATAAAATAACTAAGATTTTTTCATAATTTCATGTCTTTTTTTAAACTGTAATAAAATAAAAATTAAATCGTCAAAATTTTCAAAATCCCATTTTTCGGTTTTTAAAACTAAAAAATTTTTATTTTCACAATTTTCTGTTTTTATTTCCAATGTTTGATATAGGTTTGCTCTATTACATTTGTTTGTTGGTTGATCCCAACTTATTGAAAATTTTTCATCGCTAATATAAAAACTGTGTTCTGTTTCAATATCTTCTTTTTCTTCTGTATTTTCTATGTTACTTTCAATAATTAAATCCTCTTCAATTATTTTTTTTTTGAATTTTCTCATATTAAAAAATCATTTAAAATTATAAAGTATATTTATAAATCCCATCTTCTAGTTCGACATCTAATGTTCCACCATTTTCAATTATTTTTTCAATTTGTTCAGATGTAAATTTTATATATTCAGGCTCCATAAAAATTTTATTAGCCTGAGTTAAAGATAGTTTTGACTCAGTTAATAAATTAAAAATTGTTTCATTTTCACAATTAACGATTGATGGATATTGACCCCCAACCGTAACAATAACTTTATCTCCTATCTCTATTTTATCTAAAGAAATGATATATGGTTTTTCTTCTACCATAATGAGTTTAACTTTTTGTTTTTTATTTTCGTCCATATTTAAAGTCTTAAATTATTTTTATTATTCATAGTTATAATATAATCCATTAAGTTTTTAACTAAAGAATTAGCATCTAATTCGTTATATAACTCAGGATATCTATCTTTAAGAATTTTATTTTCTTCATATTCTCTACAACTTGAAAGTATATCAGATAACATGGTTTTTAACATGTGCTCTTTATTATAAGTATTATCAATTTTCTTTTCAAGGACTTCACCCTCCAATTCTTGACAATATTCTATCAATTCAATTACTTCAGGTTGATCCATTAGATGTGTATTATTTTTGAATATTTGGTTTACGTTCTTCATATTAATTTTATAAATCCCAAATACTTTTTTTACCTTTCTTTGGGAACTTGAGTGATAACCACAACATAAACTTTTTAATCATTCTACTCATCCTTCAAAAACTTTAATATTTTTTCTTTAATACCACTTTGTTTGATTCCCTCACTTTCTTTTGGTGTTAGAACAAAATTAGATAGACCGGGGTTTTTATCTTTATCTTTACTATGTGAAAAGTTTTTAGATAAAAACTCAACACTCATATTAAGATCGTCAATTGCAACCCAATGTGTAACTTCGGGATGGTTTTTTAACCAGTGTCCAATCTCCATACTTCGTTCTATTTCTAAATCAGCGCGAAACCTAAACGCATTCCATTCTCTTGGAAATATGTCTTTGAACATATCTGTTACCGCAATTGGTCGTTTGATGATTCCTTGACTTATGTAGTAATCGCCAAGTTCCTCAAGTGTTGCATTGTATCTCCAATCTGAACTTACAACTATTTCAGCACCGGTTTTTTCAAGTATTTCATTAAGGACCTTAATTGCCTTCTCATCAAAGTTATCGAACCTACAATCAATAGGACGATTTGTAAATTCAACATCAGGATTATCCTTATGAAAATTTGCCCATTTCTTTGCTCGTCCACCCCAATTATTGGATAGACAAATTACTCCATCATGATCTAAAAATATTACTTTCATTATTTAAAGTGTTTTCCGTGTTTACCCCATATCCCAATACATAGGATTAAAACAATAAACAATATGGGCATAATTAACATAACACAAAGATAAGTAAAATAATTAAATAAAAAAAGGGGAATAAAAAATTCCCCTTAAATTGTGGCAACCCACTCATCATCTTCATCATCTATCTCATCCGTATAAACTCCCTTTAAATCGTAGACCTCACCCAACCACTCCTTTGTTAGTTCCTGAATTTCAGAGTAGTTAAGTCCAAAAACTTTTTCTAAAAATGACCAAATTTTACCATAATTGATGTAAACAAAATCAAATTCATCGTCGTGAACCATTAGATTATTTCCTATTTTATATCTAAATAAAGTCAAATTAGGGTTTTCTTCACTATCAATAACATCCAAATCATTAAATAAATTAAGAAAATCTATTGGTGATTCAATTCCAAGAAGTTTTTTTAAATTTACTCTACCTCCAACCAATTCGGAAGTTTCTTTCCAACCGTATTCTTTAATCTGTTGAATTAGGTCTTGTCTCAATGAGTTTTCCTTAATAACTTTTTTAACAATATTAGTTAGATCAGATTCGGTAAGTCTTATGATTTTCATATATGATAAATACTTTGTTAAATAAAAAAAGGGGGAGTAGCGAATTCCCCCTTTAAATCGTTACCCTAACGGATAACGGCCCTAAAGCCCATCAATTAAGATGGGGTCTCTTAAAAAAAAATCCCCACATATTTCAGTGGGGATCAATTTTACCTAGGGGTGGGATTTTCAACCTGTGTCGGATTACGCCAGACACCCTACGATTGGTATTTTTTAATGATTGAACCAATAACAATCAATTGTCTTACAAAGATAATACTTTTTTACAATTCTACAACTATATCTCCACTTTTACATGAATTTTCTTTTAAATTTTCTTTTTTACTTCTTGGTCTAACACCAAAATATAAAAAGTTACCGTCATCAGAAAATGCAGAACTAACAATTTTTAATTCATTACTATCTTTTTGTATGAGAAATTCAATAACATCAAAGTATTCCTCATCTTCATTATTAACCATTCTTTTTGTAAATATGATTCTTTTATTACAAGGATTGTGCGTTTTGAAACTATCAATAATCTTACCAATATCTTTTTTAATTATCGGTATCAATAACTTATCACTAACACCAATCCTATAATCGTTATCTGAATTATTTTTTTCATAAAACAAATCAATATTTTCCTTATACGAATTATCCCCATGTCGATCAAACCACTGATGGTATGTGGATATTATATTATATAACATTTTATCATAGACTTCACTACCTTTTTGTTTAGGAAATTTTCTTTCCTCCAAAAGATATTCTCTGACAATTCTTTCTATTAATGTTTTCATATTCTATAAATATAAAACCCCACCTTTTTGAGATAGAGAAATTTTTATAAATTATTTTATAAATCTTAAATAATAAACTTCACCTAATAATAACATTGATATTGTCGACATTACAAACCCTAAATAATTACTAACATAAAATGTCCAGACCATTATAAATAATAATATTAAAAATAACGGTATATAATAAATTCCTTTTTTCATTTTCCAAATCCTACTTTTTTAAATTCTTTAATTGTTGGTGCTTTTTTTAATCCTTCGAGGTTATCCATCACTTCCTCAAATTCTCTTCCCATAACTATAGTTGAAATTACAACTTCTTTCAAGTGTGAAAGAGACATTCCTTCAGTTCTTTTTACCCATTCATCAATATTAACATTTTTCAAATCATCTTCTGTTAATTTGTGACGAATATAAGCGTCTCTAATCTCTTCGTTTGGAAGTTCCACTTTGTATCGTCTATCAAAACGAGATGGTCTGTTTGTTATACGGTCTTGTAGTTTCTCAGGATAGTTTGTTGTTGCAATATAAACAACATCTTCAATTTGTTTCACACCGTCAAGAATGTTTAATAACTTACTTGTCGCATGATTATTTTCTCCAGCAATTGAATCAATATCTTCTAACAAAACAATTAAAGGTCTGTTGGTTTCAATTTTTCTAAATGTTGCGATGAAATCAATAAAGTATTCAACATCGTCATGATCTTTAATGTTTAGAATAATCCCATCATTTTCAATTAGTTGTTTTGAAATTAACTGAATGATTCCAGACTTACCACATCCTGGTTCACCATACATTAGAATCCCACGCTTATGAACAAAATTATATTCTCTATATTTGTCACGACGATCCCAAAAATTTTGGATATCCTTGAGGATATCTTGGATCTCATATGAAGGTAACTGGTATAATTCATCTGTTTTAAATGGTTGTTTTTTTATTGTATTACAATTTAATTGTCTATTGTAAATGATTTCATAAATTCCAGCCGGCACTTTTGGAACGGATGTAAATGCTGGTGCAAATTCTTCGTCTTGTAAAGTTCCCCAACATGTTGGTGAATTAGTTGGTGTCTTTGTGTCATCGTTTTTAATAAATCTATTTCTTGGTATTTCTATATTATCCATTTCTTCAATCATTTTTAACTCTTCAATATAGTCATCAATTTCGTCTTCTCTCATTGTATAATATTTTTTTAATTTTATGTTTCTGTTTCTATTTCGTTTAATGAAGAACCAAGTATTAATAGTTCAAAAAATATAGTAATCATTATAGGAAAAAACCCACTAAATAACCACCAATTAAGTGGATTATAATCATTCTCAATCACTAACATTATGGAATACCACAAAAAGTTTTTTGAAAAGAATGCAAATTTGTTTAAATCTTGTTTCATTTTATTTAAATGTAATTAAAAAAGTGAACTAATCAATTTAATTTTTTTTAATTAAATCAATAAAAACATTTTGTTCTGTGTTGTATTCACCCAAATTATAGTTAGTTCGTTTACCTGATTGTGAACATATTGACATCATTAAAAATCCAAGTTCGGATATATAAAACCCAATAAGTTCATGTTCTTCAGAGTTTAAAATTAATTTAGGTATTTTTTTTTTATTTTCCATTATCTTAATATGTGTTAATTTTTTTTAATTTGATAGTAACGAATAAAAGTGACCCCATCAATGGGAGTCACCTACATTATTTTTTTCACAGAATATAATATAATCAGGGTTGATCACTTTACCTACTTTGTGTCTATCACCGGTAACGGATTTAACAACCACACCTTCGTGAGGAACTTTGGTTCCATCTATATTGTTATTGAATACGTATTTATCTTGTTTTTCTTTGGACCAAGTTCCCAAATAAAGAACCTCAACTCTTTGTAAACCCAAAGATTTGAAGACGTTCTTTTCATCGTGATAAGGTCGGTAATTACCATTTAACTCAAGATCAAAACCAGCAAATTTAACATCAGTTAAACCATAATCATAATTTTTTTGTATACCATGACCATATATCTCACCATAGATGATTAACCCATCACCCAAATAGTCAGGACGACTATATGTCTTAACATAATCCCATAGTTTATCTTTTATTTTATAATTATCTGCGATTGTTTTCCATACGTCCGATTTGTAAAACCCTTGAGAGTCAGAACCTTTCTCTACGTTGTGAGATCCATAAACATATTCATACCCAGCCCATTTATCTCCAAAGAACTTTTTAACATAATCCCACAAGGATAATCTTTTCTTTTTAACGATACCATAACGAGCATTTGTTCCGTGAAGTTTACGAGTGATAGTGACTATGTCTTCTTCGTTGAACATTTCGGGGGCATTCTTCAAGTTAGGAAACTTGTAATAAACATGAAAGTTAGGGTTTTGGTGGTATTTGAATTTTCTACCCCCACTTAACTGAACCATCTTAACAGGTGGTTCGTATTTGAACACTTCAAGTAACTCCATGCAGTCAGAACCATCGTATCTATATTTTTCTGGAACAAACTCTATTGGTATTATTAAACATTCGGAGTAAACCTTACGAAGTTTTATAGTTCTTACTCTCTGACCTTTACGAAGATAACTTGTAACATTTAACCCATCAGAAAGTTTTTGTGGTATAACCGCATCGGTGGTTGCAACAACAACTAAATCATCAACTTTATATTCTCCTTTTTTAGTTATGGCATTCCAACCATTAACCATAACAAGTTCTATGTTGTCAGCCCCTTCTATTGGCTTAACCTCTCCGATTGCACCAACATAACATACACTATTTAAATTTTCCATTTCTTATACTTTTTCAAATTCTTCTTTAACTAAATTTATTTCTTCATCCAACTTTTCAAGTTCTTTGACCATCATTTCTTTTATAATCTCTTTATCATATAATCCGACTTCACCTGGCGTTTGGAATTTACCACCATACGTATACTTAATCGTAACCCCCAAACTACAAGATTTAAGTGCGGATTCCAATTTATGTTTACGTGTTTTTAACCTTTCAAGGTTTTCTTTAACTTTTTTTGCTTGTTCAAATTTTTCTAATTCCATATCACAAATATATTAATTATTTTTTTAATCTTCACCATCTTCTTCAGAATATTTTACCTTCATAGATTTTGGTTCAGTAAAATCCCATGTCTTACTTTCAAACTCTGTAACCCATTCATTAAGATCTTCTCTTGTCCAAATTGGCGCAAAAGAAGGGCGATATTTAAATGGTGAATTTTTACTTTCATCCCACTCATCAAGTCGTTGTGTTACATCATCAATAAAGTTTTTTTCTTTGTTGTATTTAACCCAGTCACGGTAATCATCTTCTGATTTAATAAACATAACGTCACCATAGTTTTCAAACTCCATTTCAGGAAATTCCAAATTTGGGTTGTTGGTATAAACATCAACAATACCATTGTCACCATAATATGAATCACAAAGTTCTTTTAAACCATATAAACTACTTGGTTTTTCTTCCCACACGCTACCGAACTGACGAACAGAACAGATATACAAATACCCATCTGTGTGGGAATGTATTTTTCCTTGAATTTCATTTCTTAATGAAATAAGTTCATCCATTGTTAATTTGTCTAAATTCATTTTGCGTATTTTCTTATTAGTTTGAATATCTCTGTAATGTCTGTAAATTCAGATGGTGGACTATCATTTCTACCTGGTAAAAATATTATTGTAAACCCGTGATTTCCTTCAAACTTTTCAGTTACTCTTTTACCACAGATTTCAGTAATATATACCCAAGGAAAGTTTCCTGATAGTTTTACATCAATACCAATTTTTTTTAATCTTTCCACAAATACCGTGATTTTATTACCAGTTAATTTTGTGCTTGTTTCTGTTTCCATATCTATATATGTTCCAAATTTAGTTTCTATTGTTTTCATCTTTACAAATATACGTATTATTTTATAATAATGTTCACTACTTCTATTCTTAATTTAATTTTTCACCTATTCTAACTATACCTTCAACTCTTGCAATGTTATTTGAACAATCATCATGAGTTTCCTTTACACCATTTTTTATAATATCATCAACGCCCCACTTACAAGTACGCCGTAGTGTGCCAATAGTCTCTTTCACTCCATTTTGAATGGTGTTTTCAATTTTAGAATCTTGACTCATTATTGTACTTTTGGTAAGTTTCACCCCATTTTGAATGGTATTACCAACTCTACCACCACGTTTTCCACACATACTTTTGGTATCCTTTATTCCATTTTGAATGGTGTCTTCAATTTCTTCTGTGAATTCGTCAGACCAATCATATTCATGAGGAATTTTGTCTGAGTAGGTGTTTTTCACCTTATTTTGAATGGTGTCTTCAACATCCAAGATTGACAGCGTGTATGCAGCGTTGGTGTGTTTCACCCCATTTTGAATGGTGTCTTCAACGCTGAGTAACTCCTTATATAATACACTAGAGATATCTTTCACCCCATTTTGAATGGTGTCTTCAACCGCATATACGATTGTTGATGCGTCTGGAGCGGTGTGTCTCACCCCATTTTGAATAACGTCTTCAACATATTGATCTTGATCGAAAAATGGGTCAAAAGCATCTTCAACCTTTGGCATATCCAAAAATCTTGATTCAAACCACTTTTTAATTAGGTCTTTATCTTCAACACAATCCAAACCAATTAACTCCATCTCATCTTTAAAGAAGCTATAGTTATACCATAGAGTTTGGTCTTTAGTGTATTCAACAACCCATCTCATTTCATTGGTGAATATAGCCCATAGACTGCCATTGTGATTATATCTATCAACCCCTTGACTTGCATCGTCAAACAATTTAAAGATAATTTTTTCTAATTTTTTTCCTGTTGGATTTATCATCTTAATACATGTCTGTGAATTACTATTACCAATTTACCATCGAATAATGCCCGGTCCGTTTGAATGTCAATATCCATCATACCCAAGTCTTCCTTGAGTCTATTAGCTTGAACTTCAACCTCGTGTTCAGCATCTTTTTCTGTTTTAAAAAAACCAAAATAAGAATCACATGAACCCATCTTATCACACACTCCGTAAATTACTTCTCTTTCTTTCATCTTTTTTTTAAATTATTATCTTATACTTCTTAACAATCCTTTTTTATAATCCATGTAATCTTTCTCATACTTATATGGCCAAGCAATTAAATAAGTGTTTCTTTCACTCTTTGGATAAGTGAAAAAATCGTTTTTTAATTTTTTTTTAAGTTTTCTCGGTAATCTGAACTTTTTGTCTTTTTGATCCATAACATTCTAATTTTATATTTTTAACATTCCATAAATCTTTAACCCCTTCGGTCATATGACAATTATGTTTTTTACCAGTCCTTTGACCAAATTCAACAATCGTATCATTATGACGATTTTTAATAACGTGCGGACATTCTTTGCATGGATTTATCATATAAGACAAAGATAATAAAATTTTTCTAATAAAAACAAAAACCCCCATTTTTTATTTGGGGGCTTTATATTCTTTTTATGACTTTAATTTAATATTACAAAGATATTTTCTTATTTTATTATTTGTTTTATTACTTGTGTTGAAAAATTTCCGTTACTTACCTGAACATAATAAATTCCATCCACCACATTTAAATCAATAATATTATATAAATTAATTCCTGAAACAATATTAATTTCTTTATTAAGTATTTCAGATCCTTTTGTGTCTTTAATTATTAGTTTTCCATCACCAACCATATTTTTATTGTTTAACACAACTTGAAATGAACCTGAACTTGGATTAGGAAATATTGAAAAGTAACCTTTTGTGTTTTTGTTACACGTAACATTTATTGGTCCATACTCTTTTGATTGTCCATCAATATCATATTGAAGAAGTTTATAATAGTTATTCCCGTCAATTGCGTTTTCATCTTTTGTGGTATAAGTTAATTCTTCTGTAGAATTACCAGCCGAATTTAAAGTGGCTAATATTGACCAATTAATACCATCTCTTGATTTAAGAACTTCAAAATAATCAGAATTATGTTCACTTGCCGTTTTCCAAGTTAATGATATTAAATTATTATCACACACTCCAACAAAACTTAATAGTTCGACAGGAAGAGCACCATTAGTGACAATATTAAAAAATCTGGTTTGAGTCCCACACCCATAAGCATTACTGATAATAACTCTAGCCGAACCATTAGTTGTTGTCTGTGGCCAAGTAAATGTAATTGATGGAGAGTTAGAATTCGGAACGTTTATCCATAGTGGTGCAGTTACGGACTCGGTGTATGCCCATTGGTAATTTGAGTTTGCTACCGGTGTTATTGAATAACTTTCTTGGGTTCCGGCAATTATGGTATTATTACCAGATATTGTAGACACAAAACCAACAGAAGGATTTACGGTTATTGTTGTTGAAGTTGATGCCGAACATCCATTTGCCGTTGCGGTTAATTGATAGGTCTGTGTAGTCGTAGGAGAAGCAAATGGACTTGGAGCACTTGCATTTGTAAGTCCGTTTGAAGGTGTCCATAGATATGTTACACCGGGAGAAGACCCACAAGATGATATTGATTGTGTTATGCTCTGTCCACCAACTAAACTTCCACTTAGGACCGTTGTTCCGTTACAAGTTACCAAATAATTTGCCGTGTTGTCATTCCATATTCCTTGAGTTTCCACATTAAATGTATATGGGTCATTTGCCGATGAACCGATTGGAATTATATTTGTTGACCCTAAACCATAAGGTCCACCTGAACCAATTACAGTCCCTAAACTATTTGTTAAAGTCCAAGAACTTTCGTCTAAGAATCCACTGGTGGAGATGGTTACAACAAGATTTCCTGGTGATGACACTCCACTAATGTTAGATATCAATTGGGTATTTGATCCGTTACATATTGTATTGGTTGCCGCACTTATAGTTACAGTGGGATTAGGGTTAACTGTTATTGTTGTTGAAGCGCACCCACTACTAAAAAGACCTCCGTTTAGATTTCTCGCATAGTATGTAGTGGTTGACGCAGGACTTACCGAGATGGAATTTCCAGTTGACACGAAAGTGGAGGCACAACCTCCTATATACCAATAAACCACACCCACAGCACCATTTGCGGTTAGAGTGGTAGATGATCCATTACAAATAGTATTTTGTGTCGCAGATATTGATGTTGGGTCTGCTGGCGGGGGAGATATACAAGTTAGACCAATAGAAAAACTACTACTTGCGCTATACCCATGAACTAATATATAGTAATTTGTTCCAATTGACGAAGTCCATGAAAATGAGGCTGATGAACTAGAACAAGCGGGCCCAAAATCATCATTACCTCCAACACATGATAATGTTGAGCAATTAGGACCACTAAATACAGACATTTTACTATCCCATGCTGTAGCACAAAGATTTGCGGTCATAATTTGTCCGTTTCCTGAAATAACATACCAAACACCGGGTTGTGTTTGACTAACAGAACATAAACCATTTTCACCCGTTCCAGAGTTAGTTGCATTTACGGTGGTTCCTGATAGTGTTTGACCACAAGTAATTGGAGTTGAGTTACATACTAAATCGTTGGATGGTGGGGGTGGTGCCAAACAAGTTAGACAAGAAATGGATGATGTTCCACAACCCATAGCGGTACCACAAGTATTATTTGTGTTGTAATGAACAAAATATGTTCCTGAGGACGGACAAACCCAATTTAGTGGAGAGTTTCCACTAGTTACTACAGTACCATTATATGTTCCCGACCTAACCGTTATGTATCCACCTAAATTGTAATATGATTGATATGTTTGTCCTGCAATACAAGAATAAATTGTATTATATTCAGTTTGATATTGACAAGTACTAATGGTTACAGTTGTTGGTGTTGATGGTGCAGTTGCCGACCCATATGATGAAGTATTAGTACATGGACCGGCAGCAACTGCGGCACAACTACCTAACACTGTTTGTCCTCCCGTAGTTGCTGTTCCGGCAACCGGTTGAATAGTATTGATTATTATAGACCCAGCACCATTAAGAACCTGTATACGCATTTCGGAAGGGTAAGACCCTGCGAGTGTTCGGTATACTCTAATGGTTGACCCAACAGATGCAGTAAATGTAGAATTAGTAGGACCTAATCCAACACAACTTAAATTAGATAAAACGGTTACTCCGTTAACGGAAACTGCGACTGTTCCTCCATTCCACCCATCACCAAAGGTATCTGTTCGTTTAATAGTGTGTGTACATGATTGAGAAAATAAGAAAGATGAAAATAAAACAAAAAATCCAATTAATATATTCTTCATAGTAAAAATAAATAAAATAAAATTATTTACTCTCTTGAAGAATCTTTTTAGGAAACCCCCATATTCCACGGGCAGGTTGAGTTCACCAATAAATACGAATATAATTGGAATTAGTGGTCATTAAATTTACGTATTGAGCAAACTATGATTTTAGATTATTATTTAAGATTCCAATTTTTGTATTTTGTTTCAATTTTTCTTTTTCCATATTTTTTTTCCATGATTTGTTGATGAAGTTCCCAATTGATAATTGATTCACTAACTTGTTCATCGTCTTTTGCCATAGCATATAATTTTGATATTTTCTTTAACATTTTATTTGCAACATATTGGAAGTTTTCAATTTCATCTTCAAAAAATTTGGTTGGGTTCTTTTCATATTTCATCGCATATTTTAAAAACTTTTGTCTAATTGCGTCTGTCTTTTGAATTCCCTCCAAATTTCCTTTTAATTCTGAAGGTAAAATGCCAAGTTGAGTTCCAAATTTTATAACATCATCCATCCCATGTTCCGTCATTGTCATAAACATTTGCATTCTATTATTAACTAAATCAATATAACTTACTTCTAATACTATCTTAATTTTTTCATCTATTGTCATGTCGGATGGGTCATCACCAATGTGTTCAATAAGAGCATCTAATCTATCTTCACTTTCTTTTAATTGATTGATGAAGTCTTCAAATGTGAAGTTTTTAATTTCAACAAGTTCTTTATAAACTACATTATTTTCTAAAAATTCTTTGAATTGTGACTTTGTAATATTTTTTCTTTTTAATTTGTAAGCCACTTCAGTTGGTCTTACAAGATTTTCAATACCAGAAATATAATACAAGTATCTAAAAAAAACTCTATCAATTACCGGTATTCCAAAAATACCTCTTCTTTGTGTTGCTTGATATTCAGCGTCTTGACCAATTAAACCAAATTGTTTTGATTGTTTATCGTATTTGTGTTTTATTTCATGAGCTAAAGATGCAACATGTTCGTCTTTGTCTTCTTCCATTTTTTCAATAAGACCTTCAGGTTTCCAATTTTCACCAACAGCAAATGTTATTGTTAATCCCAAAATTGTTGAAGATTCGTTTTCTTTCATATAAACATCCCTATTAAATGCAAAAGCACCTCCCATTCCCATTGAGACAATATCTAAGACCCCTTCTTCATTATCAATCTCCTCAATTTTTACTGTAAGAGTATATGAATCAATTTTGATTTTTTTCTTATCACCTAATTCAAATTCTAATTCACCATCAAAGTTATACTCATCTTGAATGTCTCTTATTGATTTGATGTCTCTTTCAACAATATCATATAACATATCGGCAGCGTCCAAAATATTATCAGGAACCCCTAAAGCTTCGTTAATTAAATTAAGTTGTGATTCTGTTATAATAATTTTCATATTTATAAATATATTGGAGTTATGGTTTAACCCACAAGATCAATAATAACATCTAAGTGGTGATCTCCATTCATCTCTGACTCAACACATCGTTTATCCATCATATGAACGATCTCACTTATACTATACGGATAAAGATTATTACCATCCATACCAACATCCATTTTTTTACCTTTACCAAATCTTTTACTTCTTGGTAGGTGTACGTGCCCATGAAGGTGAATCGAACCTTTATTTAGTTGGTTCCAACTTGATAATGGATAGTGAGATAATACAAAGTCTGCACCACCAATATTAACCTCCAAGTAGTTTTGAATAGATAAAAATTTATCTTTGGTGTTCTCTCTATTTTTTTTTATGTTATGATCGTGATTACCCAAAACAAGGTGAACGTTTTTACAAACCAAACGATCCAAAAATTGTCCTATCTTTTCAACACCACCAAAAGCTACGTCACCCAAGTGAATTAAAGTATCATCAGGACCAACCTTCTCATTAATGTTATCAACAATAACACTATTCATTACATCCAAATTAGGAAAATCTCTGGTCGCATCAATTGGAATATCACCATCTATGGTTCTCCAAACCGTAACTCCACGACATATGTTTTTGTGCGAATAGTGCGTATCTGAAGTAATCCATACCCTACCACTAGTTAATATTTTATCAAATTTCATTTCTTATATTTTAATTTCAAACCTATCTTTCATTAATTGAATCTTATCTTCAGGAACTCCATGCTTGTTTGTTCCTCCGTGTCTATTCTCAACAATAATAGATGTCACATAATAACCATACTTAATTGCCAACTCATAATATGGTTGGAGTTCCCACTCTTGTGTAAATGTGTTTGATACAGCAATTTTTGGTGTGTTTGACTCCATAGCATATCCAACATATTGTTGACACTCTTTATGTGCTTCTTTTATTTCAGACGCAATAAAATTGTAGTTTCCATCATTATCATAAAAATAATGGTCTGCCTCAAATACATTTCGTGTTAATTGTTTTGCAAAAGTTGTCTTGCCTGAACCCGGTCAAGGCACCCCCCTAACAAGAAACAAAATCTTTTCGGAGGGCGCTGTATTTTTTTTATTATCCATATATTTATTATTAGAGGTATTCTTGATACCAAATACAAATATAGTAAAAAAATATTATAATGACAAGTTTTAAAAGAGAGTGCCCAAAATGTGAATGTGAAATAACATATACAAACAAATATAATATGTTAAATGCGGAAAAAAAACAATCTAAATGTAAAAGTTGTGGACTAAAAGAAGTAATGACAGAAGAAGTTAAAAAAAGAATGTCAGAAAGATTTAAAGGAGAAAATAATCCAATGTATGGTAAGTTTGGTAAATTGAACCCTTTTTTTGGTAAAAAACATAGTGATGAATCAAAAAAGAAAATAGTTGAGGGTCGTGACTATAGTGTTTATAAAACTGATGAATTTAGACAAAAAATTTCAAAATTAGTTAAAGGAAAAAGTAACCCAATGTACGGTAAAAATGTTTATGATGTATGGGTTAAAAAGTATGGAAAGGATATTGCGGAAATAAAAATGTCCAATTTTAAAAAATTACAATCCAAACTTAAATCAGGAGAAAATAATTCAATGTATGGTAAACCCCCACCTAAAAACTCAGGTAATGGGATTTGTGGTTGGTATAAAGGTTGGTTTTTTAGGAGTTTATTGGAATTAAGTTATATGATATCTGTAATAGAAAGGTTTAATTTGACTTGGGAAAATGGTGAATCTGAAAAATATAAAATACCATATGAAATTGATGGTGTAAAAAGAAACTATTTCCCCGATTTTGTAATAGGCGGTAAATACGTAATAGAATGTAAACCAAAAAAATTATGGAAAATAAAAATAAACAACATTAAATTTAAATTTGCTAAAGATTTTTGTAATAAAAATAATTTAATATTCAAAATTACAGATATATCTAAAATTAAAAAACCATATTTACTTGAGTTAATTTCAAATGGTGATGTTGTTTTAACAAATAAGTGGAAATATAAAATATGACATTAAATGAAAATTATTATTATAAGGTAGAGGGAAATATAACTATTTGGCCAGGAATTAAATTAACAATTAATGATAAAACAAATAATAATGAAATTGGAAGAATATTTATTTTAGATATTGATGTAATGTATGATCATGACGTTAAAATAAAAAAAATCTTAGAAACCATAGAAAATTATACAACTTATGATTTTTTAAAAGAAACTGTAACATTGTTTTTACATAATTTGTATATTCAAAAAGAATATAGAAATTTGGGGTTAGGAAAAACAATCAGATCATATACCGAAAATTTAGGAAAAAAATATGGGTATGATTATTTATCATCAATAACAAAAAAAAACAATATTTTTTCACAAAAAATTAATAAAAAATTAGAATATAAAATTCTTAAATCTGACAACGATTATGATTTTTTTTATAAAAAAATATAATTATTAAACCAAATCAGCATATTGACCACCAAATGGTGCTCCACCTCCACCTGTGCCTCCACCTGTGCCTCCACCGCCTACAACTGGTTTATCATATACTTTTTTATCTTCAGTTCCTGTTTTTTTATCTGTTCCTGATTTTTTTGTTCCTAATAATGTTTTCATATCTATGGGTGCTCCCTTACCAATACACGGTGTTAACACTATTTTGTCTAAAGTTTGACCTACGTATTTTCCATCATAACCTGTAAATTTATATGCTTCGGTAGGATAATCAATAACAGTACAACCATTATTATATGAATAATTTTTGTAAACCATAAATTTACCAAAATACATATATGGTCCAGTTTTGGCGTCTCCAGCATCTAATTTAATTCCATATGGTTTTAATTTTTCAAACAAACCATTCCAATATAAATCAGGATCCGTTCCTGTACCACCCCAATTTAGATTTGCTGCCGCTGGTGTTGCTGCTGCTGGTTTTGTATTACAAGAACCAAAACTAAACGGAGATAATTTATAAGTTTTTTCACCATTATTGTCGTTTGTAAAAATAGCAGAAGCTCCTGTATATCCTATTTTTTTAAAATGATTTAATATTTTATCTACATTTGATTTAAAACCCATGACGGTTATATGTAAAAAATTACCTAACCTAAAATTATTAATAAACGCATTTGCAATTTGATTAGGCCCATTAGGCCATGATTTAAATTGTATGGCCGCTTCTTCACAATTTTGGGGAATCGTCATAAGTGTAACAAATTTTGAAATATCCCCAGCCACTGGGTAATCAAATGTATAAGAACTAACTGATTTATTTAATTTACTAAGTTTTATAGCAGCACCATTAAGATCTATTTTTCGTTCTTCAGAAACAGATTCATTTAATCGACCCTTGTTGTTTTCTACTTCTTTGCCAATTAAAATTTGATTCAAATTCCTATATTGTCTTTCAGTTAAAATTATTTTTCCCATATCTTTTTTTATTGTTGCATTAAAGTCATTATGTCATTATTGGTTAAAGTTCCTCCAACAGGTATTGTTGCGTTTAATCCAGATACTTGTGATGTTGCGGTTGTGGCACCAACTTTAGCTAATTTTGGTAAATTACAAGCGGCAATAACTGCCTTTGTTCCTGATCCAAGTTTACTATCTTCTTTTAATTTAAAGTTTCCTTCTGTTCCCGTTCTTGCGGTAGGGAAATTAACTAAAGCCGCGTTTAAAATATCGGGTTTACATTCATCGTTCATCCTCATTTGAACCGCTAATGCACAGTCTTGAATGGTCCCTGTTTCACAAGCCCCTCGTTTATACCTAGTTGGTTTCTCTTGTTGAGTTGATCCAGCATTAGAAATAGGTGCTTCATAATAATAATCACCTCCAACACCCCAAGTTTTTGATGTTGTTATTCCACTTGAAACTGTTACCGGATCGTCTGTAACGGTTCCTCTAAAAGGTGTGGCAGACATTACGGTATATCCCGTATCTTTTTTATCTGGCGTAAGAAGTTTATATTCATATCCTTGTCCGCTACCAAGATATGGTCCATCGGGTAGTTGTACTTTCACCGTTTGAAGTTTTTCTTCTGTCAATATTTTGTTTTCAGGTATATATAAATTTTTAGTTGCGTTTTTATGCATATTTATAATACGGTCCTTCTCATTTTCATTAATTACAAATAGATTTTTTTTCATAAATGTTTTATAATAAATATAATAAAAAACAAAAAAAGGTGAATTTCTCCACCTTTTTTTTGTTGACATTGAATTTAATCAAAAACTCCACCACTTTGTTTTAAAGATAAACAAAGAAACTATTCTTTATACATCCAAATTTTCAAAACATTTTGTCCTGTAAAATAATTATTAAATTGACAATTTATAATTTCACCTTGTGTTATATTGTATTCATAAATACCCGCACTTATATGTCCCCAAGGAGTGTTATTTAATGTCAAGGTATAGTTTAAATTATTTGGATAAAAATTATAAGTTGACTGAACCCCATTAAAACTATAAACATTGTTAGATATAAAAACAATTGTATCTGATCTTAATTCTTGATCAAAGTTTGTATTCAAAACCTTTTTAATAACCCAAGTAGTATTTTTAAATGAAACCACATTGTCAACCGTAGTGGTGTCAGTTATAATTGGTTGTGGGTCTAAAGGTATTTGAGGAGTAATATCTTCCTTATAACAAGAAGATAATAACATAATGCTAACCAATAAATAAAAAATATTTTTCATATTATACTAATGTTTCAATTTTGTTTCTAACTTGTTCTCCAATCGTTACCTCTTTAACGTTTGTTAATATTACAGAGTCTTTTAATATTCTATGAGGAATGTGAACCAAAAAAGTATTCCCATCATAAAAAGATAAATCTTGATTTAAATTTAATGCTCCATCAACCATTTTTAAAAAAATTTTAAACTGCACTTGGTCAACAAAAGATTCGCTAAGTAAGGTTCCAAAATTTTCATTTAGAATATTGATAGTATGTTTAAAGGTGTTTTTTATCATATGTTTTTATTTAATACAAATATACAAATAATATACTTAACTAAAAACTATTTTAAAATTTTTTTTAATAAATCCATTAGTTCTTCATTATTTTTTTGTTGGGGTAGGGTTTCTTTGTTAAAATATTTACACTCAGTATGTTCAAATCCGTCTTTAGCATTTTCCAAATCAGGTTCCATCTTTGTTTTACTTTCTATATAAAAAACAAACATATGACCTTTTTTTGTTCCGTCTTCTTTTAATTTATTTATAAATCCAACAAAATCTATTTTTGTGCTCAATTCAATATTTGTCTCTTCGTAAAATTCTCTAATGGCCGCTTGTCCTGGTGATTCACCATCTTCTATTTTACCAGATGGTATGGACCAAGTATTTGGTAATGGTTTTTTTGGAGATCTTTTACAAAGTAAAACTTCATCTTTATTTCTAAGAATAACACCGGCCCATTTTTTAAATTTAATCATAGATATTTATAAATATGAACGTAGTTATAAATAATAACATTTTTAAAGTAATACCATTGTTTACATCAAAAGATATTCAACAAGGCATGATGAGAAAAAAATTTGACGGTAGTTTTGACGGTATGTTATTTTTTATGGATAAAGGTCCTCATTCTTTTTGGATGAAAAATTGTTTGGTCTCTTTAGATATTATATTTATTGATGAAAACAAAATTAACGTGATACAACACCAATGTAAGCCATGTAAAACTGAAGAATGTCCAAATTATGAAGGTTATGGTGATTTGGTTTTAGAATTACCAGGTGGAACTTGTAAGAAATATAATATAAATGATGGTGATTTTATAGATTTTAAATAAAAAATACTATAAATCAAAATTTAATTGTTTTTTATCATCAACAAATGATTGAACTCGTTTTCTTGCAACATCACAATAATTTTCAGACAATTCAACACCTAACCAACGACGATCTAAAATCTCTGCCGCTACCATACTAGTTCCTGACCCCGCAAATGGATCCAAAACCACATCATTTTTGTAGGACAATATCTTAATCGCTTTTGAAGGGATGTCTAAACTAAAGGTCGCCTTGGTTAATGATTTAGTATCTGCAAAATAATTCCACTGACCAAACACAAGTTCCATAAACTCTTTCTTATCCTTCTCCTCATACACCACTTTCTTTTTTATGGTTCCATCCTCCTGTTCAATTTCAGTAGGTGTTCCCTTCCATTGTGGTTCTCCTTTAATTTTTTTAATGTGTTGTTTTTTATAAGCCAATATTACACACTCTTTCGGGTTATAAATATAAGGGCTAGACGGACTCATCCAAGAACCCCAAGCCGTAGTCTTAGATCTATGTGGTGATTGTTCCTCAAGATCAACGACCCCAAAAAATTTAAAACCAACCTGTTTCATTATTTGATAAAATTCTGAAACAAAAAATACTCTTCCTCCTCTACCTTGAACATTTGTTTCGTAAGGTATATTAATTGAAACTCTTCCATCATCTTTAAGTAATCGGTAAGCCTCCCCTAACCATTCTTTTGTCCAACCCCAATAATCATCCATAGGTAAAGTATCGATATGGGTATCATAATTAATCCCGCAATTATATGGTGGTGATGTCACAACCAAATCAACACTACCTTCAGGTAAAGTTTTCATTACCTCAATACAATCCCCATTTATTATTTTTCCTGTTTCTATCATCTTATTTAAACTATTTCTGTAATTATCTGTGCTAATTTATATCCTGCAAATGCTCCTGCTGCCGCTGAACCAGGAAGAACTATAAACTTACCTAAAATTGTGTCATACTTTTTCCTATTTACAATATACGAAATTAGAACGTAATAAACAATATAGTTTATTAAAACTAAAAAGTCCAGTTCCTTTGCTACAAACACAACAATAGAGTTCCCAAGAAACCCCCACATAAAATTTATGAGAGTTTCTCGTAGTAATTCATTTGGTGTTGTGATTGCGTCTAAAACTGAGATTTCTTTACTAAAACCTGTTTTTTTCTTCAATTTTTTTGATGTGGTGTTCGAGATACCATAGGGCTTTTCTGAGATCCTCGAGTTCGTTGTATTTTCCTTTTTTTCCTGCACGACTAATATATTTTACTGTATTTCCTAAACTAAATCCTAAATCCCAAGCATCAATAACTTTGATTGCCTCGTATTCATTATTTTCTCCCCCATAATGGTTAGGGTGATTAACTTGTTCTATTTTTATCGGTGGACACTGACAAAGTCCGGTTCCTCCACATACACATTCATTATCCATTATTCTTCTTCTCTATATTCTTTTAATAACTCATCGTTGGACATTGTTCCGTATTTACCATTAAGACCATCTATATCAACAAATGATGTCATCATATGTTTTGTATTATATATTTGTTCTGTAAACTCAAGTGATTTAACAATCTCACGTATGATCTTATAAGGATCGGCATTTGATCCTGGTCTTCGATCTTCAATATAACCCTTCCATTCTTTTGCTGTGTCCTGAGGAACTCTAATTGAAGCTCCACGATCAGATACACCCCAACTGAATTTATCAATTGCCTGAGTTTCATATTCACCTGTTAATCTTAGATTGTTGTTTGATCCATAAACCTTAATATGATCTTCATGTCTTGATTCAAATGCGTTGAATAATGCCATGAAGTATTCTTCGTTCCCATCAAGTCTCATAATGTCTGTTGATAAATTTGTGTGAAGACCTGATCCATTCCATTCACCGTATTTTATTGGTTTAGGGTGAAGTTCAATACGATACTCATATTTTTCAGAGATTTTATATAAAAAGTATCTTGTCATCCAAAGGTCATCACCACCTTTTAATTTACCTTGAGAGAATACTTGATATTCCCACTGACCTAACGCAACCTCAGCGTTTGTTCCGGTAATATCAATACCATAGTTCAAACAAATATTTGTATGTTCTTCAACAAAATCTCTACCCACAACATATTCACCAACACCACAATAATATTTACCCTGTGGTTTTAAGTTGTTTTCATCGTGACCTAAAACACATTTATTTTTTCTATCGTAGATAAAATACTCTTGTTCAAAACCAAACCAAAGGTCTTCAAAACCTTCACCAATACTTGATCTTTTATTTGACTCGTGTGTTGTCCCATCAGGATTTAATACCTCACATAAAACATAAACCGTTGATGACATGTCTTTCATATAATGTCTAACAGGTTTTAAAATAAGATCTGAGTTTCCAGTTTCAGCTTGGTTAGTTGATGACCCATCAAAATTCCACATAGGAAAATTCCCATCTAAAAATGCGTTTCTAACTGAATTGTATTCAACAATCTTAACTTTACTTCTAAGGTTTGGCTCTGGTTTATATCCATCTAGCCAAACGTATTCCAATTTAATTTTCATATATTATTATTTATGTATTCCAATATTTCTTCTTCTGATTTTCCTTGATTGAATAGTCGATAAACGTTGAGTGAGAATTCGTCGGTGGTAAATACCGCATCAGCGTCTAGATATTTCATTATGTTATCCAAATTATTAAGGATATGTTTTTTAGAAATTGTTCTTTTATTAAATCCCACTTTGTTTTATTTTTTTAATTCCATAAACCAAATCTCTAACCTTTTTACCTAATTCTGTATCATTTGGGTATTGTGCAATTAATTCTTTAATTATTTTATATACATCTATTTCTATCATACCATTAATTTAAACAATTAAACCTTATTTGTCAAAATTTTATTGAATCCCATTTTTATTTTGCATTACTTGTTCGTATTTTTTTGTTTGTGAAATGTGCCCCGCAATTCTTCGTTTAAACATTGGAAGTAACGTTTCTTGAATTGGGAATATCCCACTTGATATCATATAAAAAATAGGCCCCATTTTCTTATCAATACTATCGAACGAAGAAAATTTATTAATTATTTTAGAAATTGTCAAATCATTTATTAAATTATCATAAATTAATTCAATTTTTATCATTTGTTGTGGATTTTGTTTGGTTTCTTTTTTCATGATATATTCCCAAACATAATATTTTTTTTCATTGTCAATATAATAAAAAAAACCTTTTTGATGTAATACATTTTTTTTATTTCTTTTTATTACCATATCTAAAGAATCAAACACTATTGTCCAAACAGATTTTGCAACATTAAAATATTCCATCATTCTTGGGGCAGAATATGATAATATTTTTTGAAACTCTTGTAATTCCTCATTTGACATTTCTGGAAGTTCCCTAACTTTAAGATCTTTTACCAGTATTTCATCATCTACGTTTGTAAGTTTTTTGTCGGTATAAACAATCTTATGATCTCTAACAAGCGCTTGTACATTCATTAAATGTAAAGATAACTCAATAAAGCTTGGGTATAACTCTAACTTGTCCAGTTTTTCTCCCATCTTTTGAAAGTAAGAAAGTAGTTTGTATTCTTTGTATTCTTGATCAATTGGTTTTTCAAACATCCAATCGGTGTTCATTAAAAATTGTATTTTTTTTCTTCGTGTCATTAAAAATAAAAATAATGCAAAATATAAAACAAATAAAGGGCTAATTGACCCTCATTACGTAATACTCAGTTCCATTTATATTAAAAGTATCATAATCACCATCGTAAGAATTTAACATACTACCATATCCGTCAGAACTTACGACTATTTCCGTTAGTTTATCTAAATCAATAAAATCCATGATAAAGTCTTTATCTTCACCATAATGATCAATAAACCCGAAAATGTCGTCTTTGTATTCATCAACTCTACCTGTAATTTCATTTTCAATTGAACTTTCATCATATTCACCTTGTGGGTCATCATTGATTTCTTGAATTATTTCTTCCAACCCTTCAATTTTTATTTCAATTTCTTCATATTTTTCATCAGGTAAATCTTCACTTTCTAATCTTTTATTAAGTGAATCTATGTTTGATTGTAGTTGTTGAACTTGTGTCATTTGTTGATTTGATAGTTCTAAAGGTATATCAAAATCCTCAGGAGATGATCTAATATAATCATCGTAGTAATCATATAACCAATCATACCATTGTCTATCATTTAAAGCATCATTGAATGCCCACGAACTAAACGCATCCATTCCTGAATCATCAACTAAATTTTCAACAGCTTGTCTTGCGGCACTATCTGCCTCATCTTCAGTATAAACATCATATTCATTGGGATTAAACCCATTACCACCTCCTAACCATTCATATTGTTTTCCGTAACCATAGGTTGCCCTTCCATTAGGATTGATATAATACTTATCTTCAGGAACTTCATTTCCTTCGTCGTCTTCAACCATATCCACATCACCATGTTGATTTAAATATTTGTATACAGCTTCAGTTCTTTCAGATTCATCATCTTGGTTTTCAACATTCCACTCATCTTCTCTTCTTTTTTCATCCAAATCTGAAAGTTTTTCATTTAATTTTTGTTGCATTTTAATCTTCCACATAGAAGATCCATAATCACTAACATAACCATCTATGGTAATACCATTAAGGTTTGAAACATTGGTATGAGAAATATCTAATCTACCCATTACTCTTACAACACCTGTAAGTGGTCCAATATTTTTATAATTGGTAACATTTATTGATCCAGTAATAACAATACCTTTACCTCTATATGGTTTTAGGTTTGATATTCTTTCGGCAATTCCTCCAACATTTTCTAATAATTCCAAATAATCCTCAGGAGAAATTGAAACAAGGTTTTCATCTTGTTCTACAATATAATTTTTAAAAAACTTCTTTATTGACATACTTTTATAAATATAACAAAAGAAAAATAATTGATTTTTATTTTTTTTGGACTAAAGTTTGTTTGTATACTATTTATAGATAAATAAACCACTTAAAAATACTTATCATGAGTTGCGGATGTAAAAACAAAGCTAATCAACAGGCTCAACAACCTCAAGCACAACCTCAAGCACAACCTCAAGCACAACCTCAACAACCATCAAATGGTTCAAATGTTCAAGAGAATGTGAAAAAAATCATCAACAAATATTATAGAAGATAATATTTTTTGTATCATCGAGATAAGGGTGTTCCGTTGGGGCACCTTTTTTGCTTAATAGATATTTATACAATATGAGTTTAGCGAGGGTAAAAAATTTAATAGAATCATTTAATGATGGTGAGTATGAAGATGAGATAAAACCATATTTCAATACATTAATAAATTTTTTTAAACTTATAAAAAGATACAATCTTTTAGAGGATATTGATTTAAGAGAAATTCCTCCTGATGATTTTAGTAATGAATTGTTTGATTATTTGGTTGAGAATGGTATTATGGATAATTTAGACTATAAGTCTGTTCCAGAAGAGTTTACGAATAATTATCTACTACATGGTTTAGAATATAACTATGAAAATACCGTTAAATATATTACAAGCAACATTTTAGGTGATGTTGAAATTAGACCTGATGGGTTCTATCTATATTTAGGTAATGATAGAGATGAGTTATCTGATTTCTTTTGTGGTTACTCCCGTCGTGATAGTTCTCCTGAAGATGTTGCAAAACAAATATTTAGTGAAGATGGTTTAGGTCACGATTGGTATTTTGATGTTGATACAAAACCATCTGATGTTATTGACGATTTAAATGAAAAAAATACCATTAATTTAAAAGATGCCATTTTTAAAGAAATTGGTAATGTTGAGTTATCTTTAGAGGATTATAACTCTGATTTTTTTGAAAGTTTATCAGAAGAACAGGGAACTGAAGGTTATTTTAAAATTCAAGCTGAAGACTTAAATGAATTAATTAAAGATTCCGACGCAATAAATGAACTATGTAAAAATGATTTAAGTGAATTAGGTCAAGAATTAAGAAATATTTACTGGAACGCTTATAATTCTGCATATGAAAATGAAATATATGAATTAGTATATAATGGTTTAGACGAATACTTTGAAGGAAAAATTGATGAGGTCCCAAAAGAAACCACCAAATCGGATGGTAAAAAAGTAACCACATACTTAAATTATATTAAAATTAGAGATTTTGTTGGGAACATCACTTTATTTTTAGAATTAAATAAAGGTCAATCGTATTCAGATTCATATTTAGACCATTTTGGTAGGTATACTACTTTGATGAAACAATTAATCTACGATCAGGATTATGAATGTATAAATTTTACAACCCCTGATTATCCAGATTGGTCCACAACTCAAAAATATATAAACGAAATGTTTGATGATTATATCTAACTATTTATAAATCCAAATAAAACTCATATTAATTATAAAAATAAAAAATATGAGAAAATTAGAAAAAAACACACGAAGATACTTTGTGAATCTATTTGCCGACTACATCCTTTCTAAATTTGATAAGAAGGACAACACAGTAATCCAAGTAACAGATTGTGAAACCTTTGTGGTCGTAAATGGCCAAACAACGAGTAAAGAAGTGTTGGATTTAAATGAAATAAAAACTGATTTTTCAAATTGGTTTGATGATGTGTTAACAGAAGTTAACAGAAAAAATTTAAACGTAATTGATATTATCAAATACGATCAAGATATTAAGAATTTTGATAATAAATGGATTTCAACACATAAGGATGTATACACCATTGAAGACGAACCGATTTCTGAACTAACTTGTAGTTCAGAGTTTCCATATGGACATAGTTTAGGGTGCGGTAGATCAATTGTTTATTACTCACAATATATGTTTAACCATATGTATTCATTACTTAATGTAGATCAAGTTTATTTATACTATACTAATGAAGAAAATGAAGATGGGGATCGCAAAATTAAAGTATCTTGTAATTCATATGTCGATAACGATAAAATTGAAAGTTTGGTTTTAGATGTGTTTGATATGGACTTGGAGTCCTTTAATGAAAGATTTGCCGATTACGAGTTTTTCCACGATGTTTTTGATCAAACAAAAAATAAACCATACTTGGTTCAAGATCGACTAAAAGATGTGGTATTATTATAAAAAAACCCCTCCGTTAAGAGGGGATTTTATTATCTTTCGTAAAACTCTTTGATTATTGTTAATCCTTCGTGAATATCTTGAAAGTCTCTGTCTGGAGCAAATAAATCTGTCGTTGGGTTTTCACTTTCAAAATCTTCAACTAACATAAATGCGGGAACATAGTCACTTCCTGTTGCCTCCACAAACATATTATATTCTTCCTCAAATTCATAAATGTCTCTATCAACATAATCAATATTTTCGTCTTCTAACATTTCTTTAAGAATAACACAATGGGGACACCCTTTCATTGTAAAAATAACTGCAATCTTATTCATTTATTAATTCTTTTACTAAATCTTTTATGGATGTTTCATTTAACACTCCAACTTTGGTTCCAATAACTGATCCACCATTAAAAACTTTAATTGTAGGAATACTTCTAACGCCAAATCCAATAGCAACCTCTTTATTAAGGTCAATATCCATTGTATACATTTTAACGCCATCATTTTCATTACTATTCGCAACTCTTTCAAATATAGGTTTCATTACTCTACATGGTCCACACCACTCAGCCCAAAACTCAACAATTAATTTTTCACCATTTTTAATTTTTTCTTTTAAATCTATACCACTAATTTCCATAATTTTTTTTTAATTTTTTTAAGTTTAATATAAAAAACTCAACATCTTTTTTCTTTCTTATAGGATAATAAATTTTACAAGAAAAAGAAGAGATTGTTGGATCACTTTTAGATAAATATATGTAAATGTCACTATCAAACATATAAATGGAATCTAAATTAGTTGTTCCGTCTAAATATTGTATAGAATCAGAAAAAAACTCTGTGAACTTTGTTTTTGATTTCAACTCATTTGGGGACAATCCATGACCTTCAGATAATTCCATAATTGAAAATAAATTTTCATTTGTTTTAAATATATTTTCTAAAAATCTTTCTTCGTGTTTAAATTTTTCCATAATACAAAAAGGGGACTTTAATGTCCCCATAGTTTTTAAACCAACATTAATTCTGCTGCTTCCCAAAGTTTAGTGTTTAAACGATTTGTCGCTTGGATACTCTTAATACCACGAAGAGTTGTTTGTCTCCCTCTTGGTGTTTTGTAAGTGAACCCACCTTTAGTCATCTTCTCTTGAATCACGTTAAACACTGTCCAAAGATCACTTCCCTCATCCTCAGGTCTAAACGGTGTTAGAAGGTCTGTAATGTCAATTGATTCAGGACTATTTCCAACAGTCCAACGAATCTTAATAGCTTCTTTGATTAAACGAAGTTTTTCTTTTTCAGTTAACTCCTTTTCCATCATTCTAGTAACCGATTGTTCTATTCTTGGGAGTTTCTTAGAGAAGTCCTCGGCCAAAGCTCTAACATCGTCAAATGAAAAGTGATTGTGTCTAATTGAGAATCGTTCTGCCACTGATGTAGGAACTGTAAGTCCGTTTGAACAACAAACCCTAAATAACCCTGCTCCCATTGAGAAAGTTGCCGATCCATCGTGAGAGTTACGGATGATTGCTTCAACAACTGTGTCCCCAACTTTTGGTAGTTGTCCGTTGCGATACTTAAGTTCGTGGACTCCGTGAATCCCACGACCTGATTGTTTTACTGACGATAATTGCCATCCTTCACGGTCGAACATATCCATTACCTCGTTGGTTGGAACGAACTCATATTTGTTCGTCATTTTGGGAGATGGTGATGTTGCGAATACTGCCGGAGCAATTGATTTGATTAATTCTGGAGTGTATATCATAGTTTATAATTTTCTTTGTTTTTGTGTTTGGTTTTACGAGTATAGGATTTCTTACTTTTTTGAATGGTTGGCCTAGTTGCCATCCATATCTCATTCATAGTAAGTTCTATTGTTTTCATTTTGTTTCTCGTTTATCACATTACAAAGATATGCGTTTTTTATTAAATACAAAACTTTTTTAAAGAATTAATTTAAAATTATTTTACCCCATTTTGTTTTTTGAACATATCCTTCCACAACTAACTTAGGATTTGGTTTTTCAAATAGTTCAGGAATTTTTAATTCCATAACAATATCAATAATTTGTTGTTTATTTAAACTATGGTCAATTCCATCATCAACATTTTTTTCACATTTTTCCCTTAACTTTTTATAAAACTCTTCTTTTTGAACATCCCCTATTAGCATCATTAAATCACCTGGATTTTTTTCAAAAAAAGTAATAAGTTGTTTTATGTAAATTTCACAATCAATATTTTTCATACTTCACATTTTTAATAATTATAGGAAAAAATTCCTTATAAAAAAAATGGGACTTATTAAAGTCCCAAATCACTAAAGTCAACCCCACTCAAATCATCATCATCTTCATCATCTTCATCATAACCCATGGCATCGTTATAGTCTTTATCTTTTAGATCTTTAACAATCTCATTGACCATTCCTTGAATAAATTGTTGTCCTAATGGATCTCCTTTTAAAATCATTTTTGATACCTTCATGAACTCTTCCGCATTTAATGCCGAGAATCGCATAAACAAATAATGTTGTATGTGTTTTTTGTCTTCATCAAACAATTCAATTGGATATGAAGCCATAAACTTTTCCCAAAAAATAGGACCCAACCTTGAGTCCCATATTTCCGCTGGTAAGGTATCTTCAGCGTTTAATATCATTTCTTGTTGTCTTGGGTCGTCAGGTAATCCGTGTGTTCCAAAAATCTCATATACTCCCTTTACTAATTCATGAACCAATAATGGGAATGTAACTGCCTTAGCACTTACTGTTGGTGGATCTGTTTCTTCATCAACTTCTGATTGTCCCATTTGTCCACCACCACCACCGGCCATTCCTTCCATGTTAGGAAATATCCAATATGCGTGTTCCATTAAAGATTGTGTCACAGCGTATAGGTTCATAAGTTGTGGATTAATGTCATTGATCTCATTTTTAACAAGATTATACATGTGTCCCCCTTTAAAAGCGGCCCCTTGAATAAGTGAATTAATGAATCTTCTTTTTTCTCTTTCCAAATTAAAGTTTTCCATATCTCCCATTAATTCTTCAACCTCTTCCTCACTTGGCATTTCAGACTCACTTTGCATCCCTTCAGCTGCTCCCATAGGTTGCGATACAAGTTCAGCTTTGAATTGCATTGCATCATCAGGTATACCTAACTCATTTTTAACCAACTCAATGGCCAAATCTTCAAGTTGTTTTTTGCTTTGATTTTGAATCATAACAAGTTTTTGCATTGCCTGACCAACAGTCCCCATCAATTGCATAAGAGCGTTTGAACCTTGAATTGTTCTTGTGTCCCCCATTGCCGTTCTAACTTTATCAACTGAGTCCTTGAATCTTTTTGAAGATATTAACTCGATAAAGTCTCTATCCATATTTGGAATTGCAGAAAATCCATGATACGGGGTTTCTCTTCCCGTAATTTTTCTCTCAACATCTCCAGCCATTCTTTCAGGTCCTTCGTAGTCAATTGGTGCTTCCATAATCCTTAATAAATCTTTTTTGGAGATTACTTCCGTATATAGTCTTTTTTTAATATTCCTCATTTTCGTTTAAGATTAATTCCAAGTTCATCAAAACTTAACCAATCAGGCATATCACCTTTTTTAGCTTTTGGTTTTTTCTTTGGTCCAGGTTTAGGTTTGTATGGTGAATCCTTATCGGGTTTGGTTCCAGGTTTTGTAATTGTCCTTTCTTTTTCTTTTGTTCCTGGCTCCATAGTAGGAACTTCAAAATCAATTTCTTCTTCTAATTCATCTTCATAAGCACCAAAAGCGTCTTCTTCTAAATCATAACCAAAAGACCCTTTTTCTAAATCAATCATTTCATTAAGGTTTTGATTTTGTTCAGAAATAATTTTTCCTCTATCGTAATTAAAAAGATACCTCATCTCTTTTAGTTCTTCAAGTATTTGTTTTTTCATATCAATTTTATTTAATAAATATCATGGTTTTATTATTCTGTCACAATATAATAGTGATAACCCAAAGAATAATATAAAAATTGGCCCTTTTTCTTATTAATAGAATTAATTTCTTCTTGGTTGTTAACTTTAACTCCAACAATTTTTTTACCATTAGTTAATTTTCTTCCAGGATGCGTGTTTAACACATCTCCAATAGGTTCTAAGAAATATTTGAGTTTTTTGATTAAAGATTTTTGATCTCCAACAATACTTATTCCGTATTGTTTACAAAGAATTTTAATTTCGGGTAATTCAAGTTTAGTTAAGTCTTCCATATCACAAAGATACAAAAATTAACTTATCTGACCAAATTTAATATTTGACAAATAACTACTATAATTATTTTCAAAGTAATTCCAAGTAGGTTTTCTATTCATTTCTTTATCGTGAAAACCTTTTTCATACGCATTGTTTGCAAGTCTTCGTTCATCATCTTTAACTTGATTTTTCAAAATAGTTAAAGTCATTAAAGTTTCTTCAGAAAGTCCTTCTGTTTTTGATAATTCTAAGATTTTTTTTTCGATTGGTCCCATATTTAAAAAGTATTAATAAATTTCTTGTAAGTCAATATCCACATCAATTGGGATTCCGTATTTTTCTAATAAATCATAAAAGAAATCATATACTGAACTTCTAATCATTCCTTCGAAATCAGCACCTTCATAATTAAGTAACGCCTCATGATAAGCGGCATCTATTGTGTCGTTAACCACGTATTCTTCCTCAGTTTCTTCATCCCAACCATGAAATTCTATAGTTCCACGAGGATCAACATCAACCATAATTTCAACAAAATGTCCTTGTCTATCAAGATGGACAACCTTTATTTTGGTTTCCAAATCAAATTCAGCCTCAACTAACTTATATTCCTTAGTATCAATTTCATCTTTAAGTTTTTCAAATAATACATCATAACCTCCATTGTATTCATACCAAATTGGTCTAATAGTATCTAAATCTTCTCTTGTATTTTTTTTTATGTCCGTAATATCATAAATCACATCATCAAGATTAGGCTCTTCTCCCATCTTTTTTTGTTTATTCCAAATTTGATAACAAAACTTACGAAGATTCTCATCTGTTAAGTTTTCCGTTATTAAGTTCTGTTGTCTTTCTGTTAATATTATTTTCATCTTCTCTTTTTAACTTTATTAAAACCTTTTCTAATTTTATCGTTAAATTGTCCCGACATTAACATCATAAAATCGTGATTTGGAAATTCAATCTTTGGATTATCATTTTTAAACTCTCTTTTGACTCTATCCATCACCCACCTTTCATAAACACCAAAATTATCAGGTTTATAACCCGGACCACTATCGTTTATATCATCATTTAATACCTTAATAATTTTATCAAGAATTCGTTCTAACTCACTTAACCTTCTTATTAACGACGCTTGGTTTTCTGTTATTATTATTTTCATCACCAGTTAAATTCTTTTCTTATATTGATTACTTCTCCTATTGATATAGATACAATACTTCCACCTAATATGTTTCTTGCTTCCCCCTGTAACTGATAAATAAAATTATCTAAATCGTAAAATAAATATATAGATTCAAGATGAATATTAACGGTAATATGTATTTGAGATAATTCTTTTTTTTCAAGGTAATTCATAGACGTTGTTTTTGATACATCTACCACCTTTATTTCTTCAATCATTTTTATTGGGTCACATATGTAATTGTGGTGTGACCTTATATAAAAACCTCGATCACAATTTTCTTTTACCTCATCAAAAGCCATGTTAATAAGATTTTGCATTGGATCTAATTTTGACTCAGATAACATTACATATTGTTGTTCCGTTATTATTATTTTCATTTCCTCGTCTAATTTATTAATGACACTTCTACCTGATAACCTGTAAAAGGTAAAATTATTTCGTTCATACAATCTTCAGCAACATCCTTAACTTCACTTTCAATTTCCCACCACATATCCCCATCCTCTAAAGCATCATTTAAAGATAAATACCTACCATCTATAAGAGTAACAGACCCACCAGGTAAAATTTTCCCATATAAATGGAAATCAAAATTATTATATACCATTTGAGTTATTATCCACTCAAAATCATAACCACCAACAATTCTATCGTTAAACTCTTTTGTTGAAAATGTTTTATTTAACAATGGTTTAATAAGATTTTTAGCAAAAACCTCATCACCAACTATTTCTTGAAACGCTATTTGGGTGCGAATTCTATCTGAAGTTTTAGTAATACCCCAATACTCAAGATCATCTTTATCAAATCTAATTTGTTCACCTTTTTTTAGTTTGTTTTTCCAATACTTTTTAATTCCCTCAATATTTTTAATGGCAACTGATTCTTTTAAAAGACTATATTGGTTATCAGATATAACTATTTTCATATAAGATAAATACTTTGTTAAATAAAAAACCCCCACCGAAGTGAGGGTTATGTTTTAAGTTTTATTTATTACCACTATTTAGGTTACACATGTGTTATTGGTGTTGTTTAAACCAGAGGTTTTTTAACCATTTCCATTGCAGTCCTAATTGTTTGTAGTGCAACCATGTATGGTTGATATGCCTCGGTGCTATCCAATTTAACACCTATAGCTGATTCTAAAAAAGCCGCTTTAAGGTCTTGTTGAATTTTGGTCAATTGTTCTGTAGTGAGTTTTTTTAATCCACTTAACCAAGTTTGAAAATTTGGGTCGGCTTTTTTAGCATCTATTATGTTTTGAACAGGTTTTCCACCTTCTTTTACCCAAGGATAATATATTGGTGATACTTGAGTTGGTGGTACTTGAGCTCCAGTTCCTTGAGTTCCTGTTTCTTGAGTTCCCGTTCCTTGAGCACCTGTTGGTTGAGTTTGTGTTGGCTGAGTTTGTGTTAATGCAGAATAGATCGCATTTAAAGTTAATGGACCTAATTTATTGTCAGCAACTTTTTGTCCCAACATTCCTTTTTTTATTAGTAAATTTTGAATGTCTACTAAATTAGCCTCATTTAAAGTGTTTTTACCTTCAGTAACAATTGCTATTCTGTGTAAATCACTAATTCTTGATTTTTCAGATTCCGTTAAAAATAGTTTGTTTTTCATAATTATATATTACACATATTAGTTTGATCCTTTTGAAAATTTTCTATCTTCGTATTTTTCAATGTATGCTTCTTTTGATCCTTTCCAATCCCAAGGTAAATCATTTTCCATATTATAAATTAATTTATCGTCGGATATTCCTTTTAATTTTCTTTTCATTTTTTCTAACATAGATTCTTTTCTATCTTCAAAAATTACTCTTTTAATTATTTTTCTAATTTGTTGCTCTGAAATAATCATTTTTTTTATATTACGCTGCAGATTGATTTATTTGGATTTGTAATTGAGCTATTTTAGTTTCGTATTGTTTCTTTTGTTCTGGCGTCATTTTATTCGCCATTCTTTGTAATGTGTTTTGATTTTGTCTTAATTCTTTCTCAAGTTCTCTAACATCTCTTTTTCCTTGTCTATATTGTTGACGAATGTCGCTTCTTGATGCCATATTAGTAGTATCAACAACTCCCTGAAGTGGTGTCGTCCCTGATATAGCTGTTGTTCCTGATGTTCCCGATAAAGCTAATTGTGTTGCGGTTGACGATACTGATGTTGGGGTTCGAGTATTCGCCACATCAATTGGCGGTTCTATTGCTTTGGCAACCACAGGTCCATCCATATTAAAGGTTCCCTCACATATTGCCATTGCCAAATTTTTATTTGATGCTCCACTTTTATCACACGGTGTTTTACCAGTACATTTGGCTTCTAACCATTTTTTCTGAATAATTGTCCAAATCTGCCCGAATACCTTCATAGAAACACCACTTAAATACGTAGTATTGTATGCCGCCTTACAAGCTTCAACAGATTCATAACCGTTTGGGACAAATTTTACCGGTGCCGGAGTAACAGGTGCCGGAGTAACAGGTGCCGGAGTAACAGGTGCTTCTCCAGTCCCTAATTGATTATTTAAAGCGTCAAATTCAATTTTTTGTATTTCAACCGAACCGGCCGGAACAATTGAACCAGCGGGGAGCATAGTAGCTTTACCCGTTGTGGTATTCTTAATGTATTTCATTTGTTCGTTAATCAATCCCCATTCTTTCATTCTACGATTTTCGTGTAGACCTAAAATTCTAGATCTTTCATTTTCCGATATTAAAATTCTTCTATTCATATTTTTATTTTATTAATAAATATTATAATGTTTTAAATAATCTACTTTAATGTGTAAATAAGTTAAAATCCTCATCTTCTTCTTCTCTAGTTAAGATTGATTGGGGTAGAACTTTGTTACGATCAGACCCTGAAAGGTTTAATACCATAAGGTTTGGCATGTTTCCGATACACTCTGGTAACATCTGAAGGTCTGGATTATTAACCAAAGATAAATATTGTAAATTTTGTAGTTCGCAAATTGATTCAGGTAAAGAAGCAATACAACCAACAAAATTAATTGCGGTTAATTCTTTAAATCTACCAATGTCGTTTGGAATATTTAAAGAAAGTTTATCTTTTGATGTGTTTTTAAATGTAAATCTTTTTAGTGTTTGTGGTAAAGTTGCGAAGAATTCGTCAAATCCATATAATGCAATAAATTTAGAAGCTGAATCACTAGGATAGTCAATGGCCACTTTTTCTCCTTTTTCACCAGACAATGATGACATAAATTCAGGCTTAAAGAATTGTTTTAAACCTTCTTCGTTTGTATTTAAAAAGTCAATTAAATTAATTGGTCTGTCATCCGCATCCATATACTGATTATCAGGGAAGTGGAATTGGTATCTGTCAGCCGGTAAACCTGAAACTTCACCTGTTTCTTTTCCGTAAGATTTGAATGATCTTGCTTTGTTTGGAATTACAACATATAATGGTCCTCTACCAATGTATCTATCAAACCAACTAAGACCAGGTGATGATGTGCACCAAGTAGTTTCCCCTCGTCTTCCTTCATTATGGGATCCACCATAGAAACATGCCGCTTCTTTACCTAATGGGCCTTTGTCTGAAATTTTAGCAACAGTCCAATCTTGACCTCTATAAACAATGTTAGCTCCAGGGTGAGCATATGTTACAGACGCCTCTTTTTTCTCGTCAGCGGTTGCTTTAGTTTTTTCTAAACTAAAATCTTTGACTTGATCTTGTAAAGTCTCAATACTTAATTTATTTATATCCCTATATTCTTGTGCTAACCTATTTTTAAATCTTTCATATTTTTGAAGATTTATTGTGACCTTATATAAATCTTCCATGAAAAGAGATTGAAATTGCGTCAATGCTTGTTTGTATTGGCTTGATTGTGGATCACTAATCATTAAAGGATGATCTGCCGGTAACTTAGGTGTCATAAAGTTTTTGATTAACCACTGAGCATATTTTCCAATTTTTACCTTTTCCATTTGATCAGGTTTAACATTATCAATATCCATTCCTTCAGGAACTTTTGTAGTTGGGTCGGCAACAATAAGTGCGAATAAAGTTTCAAAAGGCATGAATCCTCTTTGTCCTTTTTCTTTTGGTTTAACAAATTTATCGAACAATACTTGAAATCTTGAACTTTCAACAATAAGGTCCCTTAATAGGTTGGTAAATCTTAAAGACATAATGTAATTTTATAATAAATATTAGATTAATTGAAAAAATTAATAATTCATTATTAATAACTCCTCACCCATAGTTTGAGTCTTACCCTTTTTAGCCGCAGCCGCTTTAGCAAACTCTTTTTTCTTCCATGTATATGTATCTTTTGGAAACCATTCGGATAATAAAGGAAAATCATAATATGATAAACTGAATTTACCTTCCATACTTATTAAAGATTTTGAAAGTCTTTCGTGGTCTTGACGATCAAAGTCATGGTTGGAGTAATAGTTCTCTGTTTTCCAATACGGAGGATCTACATAAAAATAAGTGTTAGGTGAATCATACTTTTCAATGACATCAGCAAAATCCATATTCTCAACGTGAGTTATCTTTAAAAAATGTTCTATCCAATCCGGTTTTAATAGTTTATCTCTAAACGTCAAATACTTTGACTTGTACTTACCTTTAAGGTCAATAAAAGAACTTGTCTCAGGTTTTGATCCACTGAATACTTGAGTTAAAATATAAACATATTTTGCGGCAACATCATAATCACCAGGTTCTACCCTGAAATTTTCGGCAAATATTTCAGCCTGAAAGCTGATAAATTGTTCTTTATATATTGATGGTGTAATTTCCACACCAAATTTTTGGCAATCAATTAAGTTGATTGCTTTCAATAACTCCGTTGGGTTTTGAATACACTTAAATAAATTATAATTTAGTGGATTAAAATCGTTGTAAACAACTTTCTTCAGGTTGGGAAACTGTTTTAGGTCCATATTAAAGAAACACCAAAACATGCCCCCAAATATTTCGACATATATTTCCATATTTTTATCATAGAAAGGAACTATCCACTTTCCTATCTTACTTTTTCCCCCAATATATGATAACATAGTTTTTTTATTAGAAATATACGAATTCTATGTTGATATGTCAATTCAAAAATTATTCACTTATAAATTGTTTTAATGTATAATTATTATTATAACAAATTATGGAAGAAGAAATATACAACAACAAAACAGAGCCAACACAAGTTAAATGTCCAACATGTAGAGAGAGCAAACAAGTTAAGAATACACAAACATTTGTTTTAATATTTGGTGGAATTTTTACGTTTTTTGCCATATACGGATTTATAGTGGCAATTAAAGATTTAATATCCTTATTTTAATCCCTACTATATTTTATATATTGATTTACTATAAGATCCCCAACACTTTCTAATTTAAATCCTTTTGACTTAATTCTTAAAGGTATTGATGTATCAATATTTTTTGGTAATTTAATATTTAGTTCTCCATCAGGATGGGGAACATTTACAGTCCCTAATTTTAAATCTTCCAAAGTAATGAATGAGTCATAAACTAAATGATTTCCAACTTTAGTAAAACCATCTTGGGGTTTTAAATCAACTCTAACAACCAAATCACCATAAGACCCATTTTTAAAATCACCCATACCGGTGACCCTTAAAAACTGACCATTATCAATACCGTGTGGTAATGAAATGTCTAAAGTTTTCATTTCTGTTTTAGTTCCACCACCATTACATAAAAAACATGCGTTAATCATAAAGAATCCTTTTCCATGACATGTCTCACAAACAACTTGCATGAGTTGAAGAAATGATCCATTTCCAAATTGTCTAACAACATTACCTGTTCCGCCACAAAAATTGCAAACTTTTTTTTCTCCACCAGTCCCATTACATGGATCACAACTAGATTGTCTTCTATATGATAGACTATGTTTTCCTCCTTTATATGAATTTATTGTCCCGATACTTACTGTGATATTTGACGTATGAGCGGCTCTATTACCATTACTTTGCCCTTTACCAAACATACTATTAAAAATATCGTTAAAATTGTTAGATGATCCGAAAACACCTTTTCTTTCTTGATCATATCTGTGTCTTTTTTGTTCATCACTTAAAACATCATAAGCTGTTGATATTTTTTTAAAAGTTTCTTCGTCACCTCCAATGTCAGGGTGATTTTCTTTTGCTAACTTTCTATATTTTTTTTTAATATCGTCTTGAGTCGCAGTTTCTTCAACTTTTAGAATGTCGTAATAATTAGTATTATTCATTTATTCAATTTTATTATTATTATTTTTTTATGAATTATTTAGTGGTTTTATTTAAAAATAAAGTAAGAAAGAAAATAATAAACAAGTTTGTTACTTTTGTTAAGGCTAAAGAATTTTTTGACACCAAAATTAATAACAACAAAAGCATTTATTTCAAAAAAGATGTTGAGAATGCAAAAGATTGTGATTTTGAGTTGTGTATTTTAGAAAAAAAAAATACTACGTTTAATCCTTTATTTGTTAGAGATGATCTTGGTAGGCAAATAAAAATAGAACTTGATGATTTAGATTATAAAATCATGGAAATTTCTAATTACAAAATAGAGGAAACTATATACGATGTAACAAAAAAAGAAAAGATCACACTAAATAAATTTTATGAAAATTATATCTTTAAGAAAGGTGTAATTTTAATTTCTAAACTAAATAATAAAGTAGTTTTACAGGAAGATAATAATGTTTATTTATTTTCATTAAAGAATGAAAATGAATCTAAAAGATTTTTAGACGTTTTAAATGAATTTTTAAAAGATAAGTCAATTTATAATTGTATTGTTGTTTCTGAAACATCAAAACCACAAAAAAAATATTTGTATAGTATTTTAGAAAATTTGGGTATTGATAAAAAATTACTTTATAGAAGATCCACCACTTTTAAACCAAGATGATATTTTTGTTTTTATTTTTAAAAAAAAACTTTCATTATTTGGTTTTTTGTCAACATTATTAATATCAGGGGTTAATAATGTTAGTCCTATATCCTCATGAATAAATACGTGTTCTAAACCTGACATGTCTATTGAAAACCTTTTGTGTTGATTATCTATTTTTCTAAAATTTTCTTGAACTTTTTTGAAGTCTTGGTCGTTTAATTCGTATACACAAATTATTTTTCCATCAGGGAACATAGTTTGTATGGCATCTGTGACCAACGCTAAATTTTCTATTACGCTAGGAGCACTTTCTTGATCTTCTGCCATATTGTAAGTTTTGCGGTGGGTTTGATTATGTCTTTTTTGTCTAAGCTTTTAATTGAGTCTGCAAATTTTTGTTTTTGATTTTCTAACTCAATCTTATCTTTTTCAAATTCACTCTTCAACCAATTTATGGTTTGTTCTTCTTTCGTTAAAATCTTCTTCTCCATCGTTTAATTTTTCTTCTAGCAATTCAAATTTAAGAGTTTGTAAATGTTCTAAATCTTCTGATTCAAAAATTCTTTTAAGTTCGTCTATTTTTTGTTTTAAAAGTCTTTCTTTCATTTCAATTTCTTTATTATATGAAATAATATTTTTAATATTTTCTACCGTTTGATTAAGAATTACTTCATTAAATTCACTGACAAAAGAAAAAAATCGTGCGTTATCGTTAACTTTTTGATTTTCTATAATCTTGTCTTCTTGAACAAATCTTTTTGGGATTTTCCAAGTCAATGGAAATTCAACATCAATACTAATATATGTTTTAAGTTTTCTAACTGAAATTAGAAATTGAAATATGTCTTTAAATTCGTTATACATTCTATGTTGTTAAAGTTATTATATATGTTATTAAATAAGTTATAAAAAAATAATTGAATATTTTCTCCCATGTTGAGTATGTAATTCTATGTGGATCTGAACTTAATATATTTTTAATAACTTTTAATATATTATTAATCACAAAAACTAAAGAAAGTATAAACACAAATAAGAAGAAAATATTCATTTGATCCATAATTATTTTTTCTTTTCTGTTAAAATTTCAGTTCTTAATTCTTGTAATAACAATTTTAATTCTTGAGCAATTTTTCTTGTTCTTGTTCCAGCACTTTTGTTTCCGTCAAAAAACTTTTTACCGTCTAAGACCAATTGTTCTGTTAATTCATTAATTTTATTTAACGTGTCCATGTTTTATTTTATTAATAGTTTATTTAGATTAAATTAATCATATTTTCTAGTTTGTAAATATTACATCACCAAATTTTTATCCAAAGTTTTATAAATATTGTAAATCAAATCTAAATCTACTTGTGTGAATGGTTTTTCACGATTAAATAAATCAAGGAAAAAAACGTCTATAGAATTTCTTATTATTTCTTTGTTTTGTTTATAATATAACTCATTAAATAGAGAAAAAAAATAGTCGTAATGATCTCCATCATTTTGGAATTTTATATTTTCTTTATTAAAATTTTTAATTGTTTTGTTCCAGCACCAATTGAAATGTTTTGTATTATCTTCTTCGGACATTTCGACTTTAGTTTCTTTATTATTTTCTCCATTACCCAAATAGGTTTTTTGAATTAATAAATACAAACTATAAGACAAATCATAATACAGTTCCATTTTTTCAGGAATTATGTTGTTGGCTTTAAACCATATATCAACTTCTTCGATTTCTAAGTTTTTTGTGATGTAGTTAAAAAAATTATCCATAGCTGTTACTAACTATGGATAATAATAAGTTAAGGTATTTTATTGTAAATTATTGGGTTTTTCTACTATATCCCATTAACTCTTGCATTCTACCAAACTCTTCATTTAATTTATTTTCCTGTTTAATGTTTTTACTTTCTTCCAACTTGTTTAAAATACTTTGAGATGTTTTTTTACCTTTTTTAGACTTAAGTGTTCCTCTTTCAGTTTCTTCACCAGCTTGATCAATAGGTTGTGGTTGTCTCTTATAAGAAGCATTCATCTGTTCTTGACCATATAAGTTATCTTTGAAGTTCTTATAGAATCTCTCACCTACTTCACTTGGTACAACATTACCTAAAGCCTTGCCGTCTTTATCAACTTGTGCGTTTCCATTAGTACTACTTCCAACTAATTGACCTTTAATTTTTTCATCATTAGGTTTGATTTCATCATAAACCAAGTTAGTTTGTCCTGGATAAGAAAAAGATTCAATATATTCATCAACAGCGTCTGATGGTGTATATTTTTTTCTAATTCCTTTTTTCATTCCACCATTTTCAGTTGGAAATTTTTTGGTTTCTTTCATTTCATACTTAGATCCTGAATCTGACGATCCTTTTAAATAATCAGTCATTTTTTTAGCAACGCTTTTTAGATAATTATCATTTTCTTTTTTATCTGCATTATGCACTCTTTCATATTCTTTGTATCCTTTTGGTTCTGATTTCTTAAATGTATTCTTTTCTTCAATCACTAAATTTTCAATAAGATCAAGTAAATCAGATTCAGTATATAGTATTGATTCTTTAACCTTAAATTTTTTACCGTCAACTTCAAAGTCATCTTTGTTGTGTTTTTTAGCGTTAGACAAAGCTCCTGTGAAAGCATTACCTTCGGTCTTTTCTTCTTTTTCAAAATCAATTTCATAAAGTTGTTCTTCATCTTGTTGTTTTCTTAACATTTTGAAATCTTCACTATCAATTCTGTTGTTCTTGTTTTTGTCTATTCTACTTTGATTACCATATAGTTTTTCATCTATTTCAAAATTAACACCTTCGCTCATGTCATCTTCAAGATCTCTAGATCTATTTCCACGAGATCTGATTGCATCCCTCATTGGTGTTTCAAATTTACCTTTATGAGATCTAATTGCATCTCTCACAGGAGTTTTAAATCTACCTTTATGAGATCTGATCGCATCTCTCACAGGAGTTTCAAATCCCATTTCATCGTCATCATCATCGTCATCCTCATCGTCATCCTCATAGTCATCGTAATCACCTCTAAGAAGTCTTTCAACTTCAGATTTAGTCATTTGGTTAAAATTTTCTTTTCCAAATCTTGGGTGTCCGTCATCCATACCACCAAGTTCTCTAATGTCTCCCTTGTACATACTTCCACATTCTTCACATGCCTCACCTTCATTCACCATTCCACCACATGATTCACACATACTTTTATTTTCTTCTAGATTACACCCCTCATTACATTTACCTTCCGACATCATTCCACCACACGATTCACACATACCTTTACCTTCTTCTATGTAATCAAATTCATTTTTGGGGTTAAGCCTAACTTTTTTAGAAAGATTCATTTTAATGTCATTCGCCCTTTCCTCTAAAGTTTCGTTAAGTAAATCTTTAAATCTTGATCTGATATATTGCTCTTTATTCATTTTTTGTTTTTTTATTATAAATATCTTTAGTTTTGTCTTTTTTCAATTTCACTAAACACAATTTTTGAAATATAGTCTTTATTATACCCATAACTACTCGAGACACTATCTATCGCATTTTGTACGGTCTCACTTTCAAATATTTTTAACGCTTTTATATCTCCTTGATTACAATATGGAAATTTTTTACACTTACTTCTAACTTGGACTCTTTTTGCTCCTGGCATATATTTTGTTGACGCTCCTTTCCAATCTTTTTTCTTTGTAGATTTTGCCCAAATAGCCGGTTGACTATATTGTCCTGATGAGGAAGATGATGTGGCTTCTTTAGTTTCAACTTTTTGTATTTCTTTAAGACTTTCTCTAACGGTTTTTATAACATTTTCTTTTGTTGAGAACGCTTGGGGCGAAAAAAGTTGACCTCCTGAATATGCACCAGCAGATATCGCACCAGTTTCTTTAGGTTCTTCTTTTTTTGTGGGATTACTGTTTAAGATTGAATGTAAAAATTCATTTAAATCTTCGGGATTATTTAAATAGTTGCGTAATTTTGTTCTTATTTGGTTTTTAGAATATTTTTTACTTCTTATTAAATTATAGATTTCTAAAATATCGTTTTTATTTTTTAAATATTCTAAATAGCCTCTGGATGTATTTTCATTACTACGCTTTTCCATAATTTTATAAATTAAAACTTAACTATTTTTTTTATTATACGTTTCTAAATTTTTGTTCCCAAAATCCTCTTTGTTGATACATAACTGTAAAATACTCTTGGAATGATTTGAGAATAACTTCTTTTACCTCACCTCTTAGTTTTCCTTTTTTTAAATCGTCGTGTATTTTATCCATAAGTTTATTTTCAAATTGTTTTGATGTTGAAGAATTAAAAAAATCTTTAATTTCTTTTCTAATCAAAACTTCAATTTCTTTTTTATCTGATTGTGTTAAAGCCATTATTTAATAATAAGTAAATAGGTTAATGGGGCAATAATTGCCGCAGAAATTATGTTAAACAAACCGTTTTTTGTTTTTAGTCTTTTATTTTCTTTTCTTAAATCTTTATTTTCAGTTTCAACTATGTTAAATTTTTCTTCATTACTTTTTATTATTCTGTCACTTAAAGAATCTTTTTCAGACCAAACATTATTAGTTTTTTCTAATAAATTAATTTTATTATTTAACTCATTAATTTCTTCTTTATCTAACTTTGACAATTCTTTTAATTTATCATAATCATTTAAATCTAATAACATTTTTTGAGCAACATTATAAGGAATACATAGTTGTGTTGTATCTGTCGTTTTTTTAACTTGGGTTTCGGCAACAAAACCAATTAAAATAAAGTAAATTATAAATATTATTTTTTTCATATTAAAAATTGTATCTAGTTTTAAACAGACTGTCTATTTGTTTTTTGTCCGCGGTTTTTATTTCTTCTTTTTTTTGGGTATAGTAATTATTAACTTCTTTTTTTTCAATCTTTATGTTTGAAATATTTTTATCAATTTGATCTATTTTGTGTTGGTAGACTTGAATAGAATCACTTAGACTTTTTTGAAGTTTTTTCATTCCCTCAATGTTTTTGTTAATCTGATCTAATTTATATTTATTAAGTTCAGATCTATCTGGTATTGGAGTAAAAACTCTAATTAATAAATAAATAAATATAACCCCTAATACACTAAGGGTAATTATTTTCCAATTATCTTTTAAAATGTTTTTCATGTTTTTTGTCTTGATGATACTATTTTACCCCATTTAGTTTTAAATTTTTCATAATTTGATTGTAGTTTTCCGACTATTTCTAAATACTCCTCATCTATCTTTACCATATCACCATTTAAATAAATTCCATGTGGTTCATTTATTGTATAAAAAAAATTTATATTTAATTCTAATATTTTTCCTTTCCACTCAACATTTTCAGGAAATACATTCATTTTATCAAACTCAACAAGTTCCGCAACATTAGTTCTAAACTCATCAACACTTTCAATAAAGGCATTTTTTTCGTCAGTTGTAAGTTGTATGTCTGATTTGTCGTTTCCATGAAGCACTAATACATTTCCTTGTATTTTAAACATTTTTTGTTTGTCTTTTGGTTTACCGATATCTTCAGAATCTTTTTTTTCGGTTTCATCTTTTTTCTCTTCTTCAAATTCTTGGTCCAATTCTTTTTCAAAAGATTGTTCTGTTAAAAGACTATATTTTTTTAGAATGTCTATATTTTGACTTTCTTGTAAATTTCCACCAAGAGCCCTTCTTGAAGCCCTTAAAAGAGATTGTATTTCATCGTATTTATTCATAATCCAATAATTTGTTAAACTTTTCAAAATCAAATGCCGGACTTAAGTCCGTTACAAAATCGTCAAAGTTGGATTTGGTGATAATACCTAAAAAAGACTCAACACCTTTTACTTTGGTATTATGACCAATAAATTTCAACTTTATTTTATGTTTTTTACACAACTGCTTACATAATTCTGCGGTTTTTTCCAACTGAATATCCGTATATGGTTGCCAAAAAAAGTAATCTCTCCACTTACGATCAAAAACTTTCTCTTTATAAATATTACCAATCCAATTAGTGTGATGATTTTTTAATAAAACTTTTTCTAACCAACCTAAATTTTCTAAACAAATAATGATAGATTTGTCATTAACAACCTTATTAATTGTAAAATTACTATTTGTTAAATCATCAATTGTTCTTATAACTTTACCATCTCTTGAGACTAAATAATGTGGTAGTTTTATTGGGTCACCGTTAAATCTTAATTTTAAAGATGTTACATAATCAAATATGTTTCTAGAAGTGTGACTTAAAACAATTTGTTTTTTATCTTTAGTTTTTTTTAAGTTTGATGGTATTAGAGTTTCAATCACTTCCATATTTTACTTTTTGTATTTTAAAATTTTTCTTTCAATTTCTTCAATTTTTTTATTGAATAAAAGATTTTCTATCTCAATACCTTCTTCATCAAAAACTTGTCCCAAATCATTTATGTAATATTTAAATGGAACTTCAATAGTAGTTTCTACCGGTATTTCTCTAATTATTTCTATAATTCTATCAACAGGAACTTCTCTAATTACCTCAATGGGAACCTCAACAATTCTTTCAACCTCTCTTATTACTTCAACAGGAACCTCAACAATTCTTTCAATAATTTCAGGTTCTACTTGTATGGTATCATGTATGGTATCATGTATGGTATTGTGATCAGTATAATGCGTTAAATAACTTTCAGGAATCTCAACTTCGTCTTGGAATGGGTGTTTCTCGTATTCAGGTTTAACATCCTCATCATCATCTTTTTTTCTTTTTCCTTTAAATGCTTGGTTTGTTGCAATAACTAACGTAATTGCCAACGGATCAAATACAAATATTAAAATTAATATAAAAAGATTTGCGGTTCGTTTAATGTCCCAATCAAGTAGTTCGCTAACATACTTTAAAGCCCCCAACTCACTTCCCGAAATTTCTTTTGATTCCATATTTAAAATTTCAATATCAAGATTAGTGATACTATCATTCATACTATCAATTCTTTTTGCTATTGTATCCCTTCTTACTTGTGCTTGTGATAGTTGAGATTCAAATAATTTTCTATTACCGTCGTTGGCTCTTGTAATTACCTGTCCGGTTTTTTTATCCACAGATTGTGTTGTTGTATTATTAGATACTCCGTCTCTTAACTTAGTGATGTCTCCGTCTAAAGTGTTTTTTTCTTTTGTTAGTTCGTCTTTAATATCTTCAAACCTTTTCTTTTTTACTTCAACATTTTTAATTTTTTTTTCATTAATTTCAAGTTTTGCAATATTCCCTTGAAATCCTGTGCTTAGAAGTCCGTATATTCCAAGTGATGTGATAATAGATAATGTTACTAGGGCGATTGACATATATATCTTTAAAATACCATACGTCTCTTTCCATTTATCGTGAAGGTATGTTGCAATCGCAATTTTAGATATCTCAAGAAATGATCCCATAATAATAACGGGTAACGCTACACCAACAAACACTATTGATAAACCAACAACACTATAATACGCGGCAGTTCCTGACAAACCAAGAGCGCAAAACAATAAAAACCAAGGCAAAAATTTTTCTTTCATATTAATAAACTATAATAGATAAATATAAAAGATAAAGAAAAAATAAAACCCCCACTGGTACCAATGGGGGAGTGTAGTTTCATCACACCATATAGATATGATTGAGGATTCTCACCTAGAGAACATCGTGTCTCATTCCGCCGAGTTGTAAGGGTAATCTCGGTTCAACCCTTAACTCAACTTTTTTTTATAAATAATCAAACAATTCTGAAGAGTCATTTCTCAATCTTCTTAATGCCTTTTCTTTAATCTGACGAACTCTTTCTTTTGTTAACCCAAAATCTGAACCAATATCTTCCAATGTTCTGGGTGTTCCTGTTAGTCCAAAATAATCGCCAACAATAACTTTTTCTCTTTCATCTAAAACATCTAAAAGATCAATAAGTTTTTTTTTCAAAATATCTTTAGTGTCAAATGCCGCATCTGGTCGTTCTGCGTCTTTGTTTTCAATCATATCCAATAATGTGTCACCATCTTCGTTTATAAACATATCAAGATCTATAATTGATGGAAGAGTTGAGAACTTGTCAGAAAGTTTCTTCCCGTGTTGTTCAACTTCTTTTTTTGCTTTTTGCAAATCTTGGACAACATTAACCGGAAGTCTAATAGTTCTTGAGTTATCGTTTAATGATTGGATAATAGATTGTTTGACCCACCAAACACCATAAGAAATAAAACGAAGGTCTTTATTCCAGTCAAAGTTTTTAATTGCTTTCATTAACCCTAAATTTCCTTCCGCAATAAGATCAGATAAATCTAACCCTTGATTTTGATATTGTTTCGCAACAGTAATAACAAAACGAAGATTCCCTTCAATTAATTCTCTTTCAATTCGTTTTCTTTCTAAGAGTGTTGTGTTGTCAGATTTTATTTTTTTTGCCAACTCTTTTTCTCTATCTACAGTCATTACCTTAATTTTTCTAATATCTTTAAGGTAATGGGATATTTCTTCTTGATTAATGTGTGATCCTGTGTTTTTGTCTTTCATATATTTTAATTAAATTGATTTTGAATATTCGTCTAATTTTTGTTTTTCAAGTTCTGTTAAGGAACCGAGGCCTTCTTCACCTATCTTATCAAGTAAATCATCAAGTGTCATATTACAAACTTCCTTCTTTTTAAAATTAAAAATTAGATCTGCAATATCCATAAATGATTCACCATCTTTTAGGTTTTTTGTTCTTAATTTTGGTGTAAGTTTTTTCTTAATAGTCTTCTTTAACGAAAGAAGGTGATCTAAGTTGTCTTTATCAAGATTTGATGCTGAATTTCTTGGTTTTGGTATTAAAAAATACTCAAAACAATCCAAGTCATCTACGATAATGTCTATCCATCCCGCCATTTCATCAATGGTTAACCCTGATGCGAAGTGAAATATCGCATGTTTATCCCCAAACATGTATTTAACTTCATTAGAAGTCATTTGATCAGAAATTGATCCTCCAATTTCATTTGTTTTCTCTTCTGAGTTTTCTACGGTGTTGTCGTAATATACAAAAAGTAAGTAATTCATATGTGTGTTTTTAATTGTTTTTACAAATATACGGATAAAATTGGAATCTACCCTATTTTTTTAGAAAACTGTTTAAAATTCTCAGGAAGGAATGTATTTTCTAAAGATTTTTGAGTAAAACATAATCTACCACCAACTTTAAACCCTAAATCATCCCAATCAACAGAATTTAATAATTCAACCATGTTTTCAATATCAATATTTACTTTAGGGAATATTGCCAAAACTGATCCATCATAGCTTTTACATTCATTAGTAAAAAAAGGCTTTTGGTCTCTTGTTTTACAATTAACATAAATTCTATCTACATTACTTTCGTAAAATCCTCTTCCCCATTTCCACCAATTAGTATTATCAAATTTTTTTATTTTTCTAACCAATAATTTATCTTTATTATTCTCTAAATATTCGTTTATTACATCATAATACATAGTTTTTAATTCCCCTGTTTTTTTAGTAAATGAACATACAAAATTTTTATTACCTAATTCGTTTGTGAAGACTTTATCGTTACCACTAACCGCACCAACTTTTACCGAAAATATATCACCAAATTTAACACTTAAATCATTATGACTAAAAAATATTTGACCATCATTTATTGTAAATTTTTTTACACCTTTCAATGTGTTAGTTTCTCTTTTAAAATTATTTTTTTCATATCTCCAAACCACCACATTTGGTGAATACCCTTTAAATAAAGTTTCATCCCCATATTCATACCAGTCAGTTATGGTACCATTTTCATATAAAAATTTATTAAGTTTGATTGATGATGTTAATTTTATAAATTCTCTAGGTGTGATAAAAATCATTTCACCATTTTCAGTTAAATGTTCAACACATTTTCTAACAAAATAAAGAAACAAATTACTTCGATTATCAAAACTATTCAAAAAATCTATATCTCTAATTTTTTCTAAGGTGCTATGCGTTATATTCTTAAATGCCACGTAAGGTGGGTTACCAATTATAGTATCAAACTCCATGTCCAATGATAAATCAAAAAAATCCATTATTATGTTATCTTCACAACTATAAATTTCATCAATTTCAATTGACATTATTTGTCTTTTAGATTTTTTTTTAATTTCTTTTGTGAAAGCCCCATCACCAGAACTCGGTTCTAAAATCTTACCATCTTTTTTAGATAGTTCAAACATTTTATTTACAATATTTTCAGGAGTAAATACTTGACCCCAATTTTTTATCTTATCCATATCTTATTCTTTTTTAATAAATATAAGTAGGTTTAGTTAAATGTAAACTTAGTTTACAAATTTAACATATACCCCAACTTTATTATTTTGATTCATCCTAAAATAATCCAATGTAAATACAATAATGTTTTTTCTCACTAAATTAGTAAAATCTTTCAAATTTGTTGGGATTTTATTAACTAACCCACCAACATTCATTAAAACTAAATTTTCTTTTTTTTCATCACCATAGGTATATAAAAAAATAATTAACTCTTTTATCCATAAATCCCATATTAAAGATTTTTCAATCAGAACTTTACTTATAATGTGGTTAATACTTGTGTCACTAACTTTTTTTTCAGGAAATAAATTAACTAAAAAACTAAATAATAGTTCTTTTACGGTTGAAATGTCCGATTCAACAAATTGTTTATTCCAATGATTTTCAACATAATTTTTATTTACTAACTGAACAGATTTGACTGACTTATAATAATTTGGGGTAAACCCTAATCTATCACAAACTTCCAATAACTTTTTATTTAATTTTTTGCCAGATATCTCACCAAAAAATCTAGGGGTATCATTTTTAAGATTAAAAACTTCGTCTCCAATCTTAATATCATTTTTTGTTGGTCTATTAATTTTAGTGGATGACAAAATTAACATCAACTCACCTTCACCACATGCAGCATTTGGGGTTCCAAGTCCAACCGGTCTACAACCAAATAATTCACACATAAATGGGAGATAATCTTTATTTATTACATTTTCTTGCCAGTTACCCCCATTGATAAAATCTAAAGTTTTGAAAATTTTATCATTTTTTGCATCGTCAATCCAATTGATTATTAAACTATTAGGTATGTTTAAATCTAAAATTATACCTAAAATGCATTGTAAAATTGACTTTTCCGCCTTTAAGTCTTTTGATATTTTTTTTGTAATAAAATCAATTAATTGTGTTTTCATATAACAAATATACGCATATTAGTGTAATTAGTTACAAAACTTTTGAAATATTATTTTCTTTTGTGATTTTTACAACATGTTCCCCCCATTGATTTATTAGATTTGAGTGGGAAATAATGAACACTTTCTCAAAATACTCTTTGATCTTAATAAAGAATTCATACAACATGTCATAGTTGTCAGAAGATACTTTTCCAAATACCTCATCCATGATCACAAGGTTGGGAGCGGGAAGTGTACTTATCTTAGTCATGACAGCCCTTAATCCCAAAGACGCAATTGTCTTCTCATATCCAGACCCTGAAGTCATTAGTTTTTCAATACCAGTACCATTGTCAACCATCATAAACTCAACCTCATTCTTATCGTTGATTCTGATTTCCAATTTAAAGTAACAACTATCTTCCATTAACCTTTGGAGTTCCGAGTTAATGATTGGCATCATAGTCTTCATAATGATTTTGGTCACCCCATTCTTACCGTATGCCTCCAAATATATTTTATATATCTTTTCTTTCTCGTCTTCTTCTTTGATTTTAACAATCATCTTTTTGTTGTTATCAATCTTTTCAACCAAGTTTTTAATGTTAAACTCATTTCCGGAAATACTTGCGTTTACTCCTTTCTTTTTTATTTCCAACTCTTCCAACCTAAGATCCGCTTTAATCAACATTGATTCTATTGAGGTATTCTCTTTAATTTTATCCTGAACTTCCTCCCACCTTTTAAGTTTGTCTTTTAACCCACCAATTTTAAGGTCACAACTCTCAACACTCAACTCATATTTCTCTTTGATAAGTTTGTTTTTTTCATATTCATCAAAGTCTTTCTTAAGTTGCACAAATGACTGTTCTTTGATTGTTAAAACCTGCATTAAACCCTCTTTTTGGTTTTTATGCATGATATAACCATCAAGTTCGGCAATCTTTGCGTTAGTAATTGCGGCGTTCATTAATTCAATGCCACAATGTTCACATTTGATTCCACCCTCAACAGAACTTTTAAGTTCTTCTATTGATTTAATATTTGTGTCTATTTGAACTTTCTCTTGATAAACCTCTTTGTATTGTTCTTTTACTTCATCGTGTTTATCCTCATGATAAAACTCAGATGGTTTAACCACCTTAATTTCATTCATTTTGGTAATGTATTCAGATTTTTCAAAACCAATACCATTTATTGTTTGTTTAGTTTTTTCTGGATCCAATAGGCTAATTTCCTTATCAATATTGCCGTGTTTTTTCTTTATAATATCATCACGGTATTCTTTCCCCTTTAAAATTGACGCATCAATAACTACCAAATCTGTGTTAAATTTCACAATTTCCCCACTTAACTCTGTAATTTTGGTTTCATAACCTTCATTATCGGATTTTAATGACTCTGACGAATATATGTTTGATATCTTTTGTTTTGAAAACTCAGAGTAAATTTCTTTGGCAACTTCCTCTTTTCTTTTTAAGAATTCAAGACCCATAAAACGAGACAACACCTGACCTCTTGCGGTTGGTTTTGATTCCAACAACTCCTCAAGATTTGATCCCGTCGTTAGGATTGTCATTAGAAAGTCTTCTTTTGTTCCTATGGACGTTTTAATGAAGGCTTCCGTCTCCCTTCTTTGTTCACCAGTAAAGTTCTGTAAGCTACCGTCAGATAACTTCTTAAAGAAGTCCAATTCGGTTTTAACATTCCATTCGTTCTTCTTGGATAACTTTCTTTCAATGTTTCTAATAATAATATAATCCTCACCGTCAATTGTAATTTCACCTTTAACCGTTACTTTATCTTTATCCGTAAATCGATTAAATATTTCTTCCGCCTTTGTTGTTTTTGTGGTTTCATTAAAGAATAAGAACATTAGAAGGTCCACACTTAAAATTGTTTTACCGCCAAAATTTGGTGGATCTGATTCAACCACCACAATACCGCTCAACTTATCAAAATCTAATTTTTGGTTCTCACCATACGATAAGAAATTAGAGAATTCTATATTTCTAATATACCATTTCTTAAACTGAGCCTGATTGCCTTCTTCTTCCAACATTTTATTATCAACCATTTTATTGATCGATAAAACATCATCTTGGTAGTTAGAATACCCTTTGGCATCAACAAACTTCTTCAGTAAATCAAGTTGATAATTTGAATCAGATATGTTAACAGATACATCAATACTTTGTATCTCATCCGTTTCAACATTCTTTGACTTAGTCAAAACATTTACATTAGTGGTATTATACTTCTTTTGGAAGTAATGTTTCACACTTTTGATTTTATCTTGTGTAAAGTTTTCCGGTAAATCCTCCCATACGACCTGTATAGTTGGGTTTTCAAATTTGGAAAAATCTAAATCTTTTATCATTATATTATAATTGAATAATTTTGGCGGATTAAACAAATCCATTTTATTTTTCTATCTCAGAAATTTGGTCTTCAATAGGTTCGTTATTGTCAGATTCAAAATCATCTATTGTAATTTGATTTATAGACATAAATTCAGGATTTTCTTCTTTAAATGAGACGTTACCTTCAAATTCTTTGTTAATTTTTTGAGATTCTTCTTCGTTTGGAGTAAATTTAAATGCGTGATCAATTGTTTTTTCTTCAACAACTTCAAAATTTAACTCTTGATCACCAATTTGTGCCTTAAGATTTTCTTCGTTTGCCATAGCATCAATTTGTTGTTTCATCAACAAATCAAAGGCTTTTTGCATTCCTGATTTTTGTTCTTTTACTTTTGCATTTCTTTTTGCAACCTTTGCTCTGTGTTCTTTTTTTCTAATCCCCATTTTTATTTATTTTATTTTATTTATTACTTGGTCTATTCTCTTCAAACCATTCTATTATACCATTTATCGCCCATACAGCACCTGAAGATAAAAAAGCATCGAAGAACCAAGATGCCCAAGGAGTAACTTCCAATATTTGGTATGTTGGTGAGTAAATTGTAATTGATAGGAACCACCCACAATGAAACCCAAAACACATCATACATTTAATCATATTAGATATAAAAACCCAAATACCATTAAATGATGTCCATTCATTTTCCGCCAACTTATTAATTTTATTTCTTGGTCCGTTAAAAATACTTCCGTAAACAACAATATTACTTAATCCGTAAGCAATAATAATCCATAGTATCAATTGTGTCATAATTTTCTATTTTTTTTTAAATTATCTTCAGCCCATAACGGTTGAAGGTTTGTATAGTGATTTAGTTTAAATAGTTCTTCTTCAGTCTTAGCCTCACAAAGTGGTATAATATGGTCTAAATGCCAATCACCATAATTATCCCAAGCCATATTTTCAGTGAACTTATTAGAAATATAAGTTTTAAATTCTTCATAATCAAGACCCACAATTTCTTTGGTTTTTTTACCAATATGGTTTCCTTTCATGTAATCCCTGATTCTTTCTCTTAATCTCTTTTTCATTCTAAAAAAACCATCGGTTTTTAATTTATTTTTTCTCCATTGATCATTTTTTTTTCTTTCGGTTTGCCTGTTTTTATAATAATATTCTTTTCTTTTTTCTCTTTCTTCATATACATTATTTAGATAATATTTTCTTCTAGACTCTTTAAATTTCTCTATCCATTCTTGATTTTCTCTATATTTTCTCATTCTTTCCTTAGATGTCATGTGTGGATTTTTTTCTAAATATTTTTTTTGTTGTTCTTTATATTTTTCAGGGTTATTATTTCTATAAATTTTATTTTTTAAGTTTATTTTTTCTCGATTTTTAATTCTATAATTAGAGGTTCTTATTTTTTCACATTTTTTACAATAATTTACCAACCCATCTTTGTTATTTTTATTTTTAGAAAAATTAGAGTCATCTTGTTCTATTAAACATTTTTTACACTTTTTCATAATTAATTTATTTGCATTTATAAATATATGTATTCTATGTTTTGGTAAAATTATACTCTTTTATTTAAATTTGATCCCCTCAGAAGGTATGCTTGATTTTGATTACCATTCAAAAGGTCTCGGTTTATTTTTTCTATCTCCCCTATTTGTTCGTTCTTTTGTTGTAGTTCACCTCTCAAGTTTTGGAGCGTTTCTTGGAGGAGTTTTATTTTATCATTTGTCACAGGGTCATCTAATTTTTGTCTAAGATCACCTAACTCTTTATCCTTTTTAGATATTTCATTTTGGAAATTATTTTCCATTTCTTCAGTTTTAGTGGAAAATATTTGTCTTTCTTCTTCCAAATCGGCAATTTTAGTGGAAAATATTTGTCTTTCTTCTTCCAACTCGGCAATTTTTTCGCCAAGTTCGTTTATTTGAATATCGTCAGTGGTATAGATTATTTTCTCAACCACTCTATCAACAGGAACCTCTTTAACCACTTCAACAATTTCAAGTGGTCTATTTTCCAACTGTTGTATTTTTAACAACAGTTCATTTATTTTAGTATCATCAGTTACATTAACAATTCGTTCAACTATCTTCTCAACCGGTATTTCCACCCGTATTTCTCGGATTACCTCAATTTCCACTCGTTTTTCTTCAATCACACTTGGTTTTAAGTGTTTTTCACCTTTATTAACCGTATTTCCCAAAAGACCATACTTCTTTATGTTAAACCCTTCTTGAAAAACGTTTTTAATAAAACTATCAACATCATCAATATTATTGAGTTTACAAAAACTCTCGACACTGCCGAGAGTTTCTTTATTAAAGATTTTTGAGTAATTCGGTTCCATTTTCAATATCTTCAAAAGATTTTATGGTGAACTTTAAAAACGGTTTTGGGTTGTGAACATCCACATAAGAATAATCTTTAGTTTCAACATCATAAATTCCATATCCGTGTCTTCCAATACTTTCACCAATGTTATTTTGGATTGTGGATCCAATCATATACCCTTTACCTCCCTTAATTTGAAATTCAGCACGTTTATGAATATCACCACATAATACCGTTTCCAAATCATCAAACTTTTCAATCTCGTAAGCCTCTTCACCAAACTCAAAACCAAGATCCGTTTTTAATCCTGATATTGGTCCATGAAATAATCCAATACGCCTACCATTTGCTTCAGTAATTTCTGGTGGTATATTTCCTTGATATTGTGAATACACACACCAACTAACATTATCATCCTCATACACACCCCTATCTCTATAATACACAATGTTTGGGTTATTCAAAGAATTAATAATTGGTGTAAGTGCGTCCAATCTTTCAGTGTTGTTTACCAAAAAATCGTGATTACCTGGTATAATAATTGTTTTAGCAATGTTAGAACATTCAGTTAAAATCCAAGCAACGAACTCAATAAGTTCAGGTGTCATTTGGTTTTTAGAATGAACTAAATCGCCCGTAAATATAATACGGTCAGGAGACAATTCTTTCCATTGACCGATTGCCGTTTCTAATATTGAACGGTATAAATCGTGGTCTTTATATAATCTGATATGTAAATCAGAAAAGTGAACTAAAGTTTTAATCATATTCTATTTCTATTTTATTGTTTTTACCGCTCTAGCATTAATATGTCCTTCTTTTAAGGTTATTGCTATAAGTTTGTGTGTAAACACTTGCATCCAAGTATATTCAGAATTATACTCTGTAGAACTCCAATAATTAGTGTTAACAAAATTACCTATAAGGTCCTTATTTTCATACATTTTTTCTAATTCGTCTTTAGTCGGTAGTCTCCAACCTTTACCTAATTCTTTACACTCCCTTTTAGCATTATACCATGTTACCTCTGTCGGTAAGTCATATTGTGCAATTTCTATACTATCAAGCTTATATGTCGCTCCTATTATCTGAGATACAGATGTGAATGTAATAAAAAACAAAAAGATGTTTAATATTATACTTGATTTCATAATTACATTACTATTTTTGGTGGATATCCCAAATCGTCATCTTCTGAAAATGGGTTTACTGTAATTGGGTTTATTGGAATTGGTATTCTCTCAAATGGTGTGATTTTAATTGATTCATGTTTTTCCTCCTTAACATGGCTCATCTTTTCAACAATTGGTGATATATCAATCTGTTTATTTTCAAGTTTACCATAAAGATAACCCTCTAACCAAATATAAAATTCTTTGTATGTTAACATGATTCTCTATTATAAAGATTGGCCAAGATAAGTCTAGCAAACTTAAAATCTTTAACCCTGTTTAATTTTAAATCATAAGCTAATGCCACAATTTTAAGATGTGGGTAAGCTTCACTAATTGTCATGTCTCCTAATCTCATCAGTCAATAAATAATTCAAAGTCTTTATTCACATAACCACACTCATTACACATATATGTAGGAAATGGCACAATTGTGTCTTCATGACTTCCTGTTAATAATTTAGGAACTTTCTTTAACATTGTTACTTCTTTGAAGTATTTTGATTCACATTTTTCACACTTGATCGTTTTTTGTTCTTTCAAGTTAATTTTTGGTCTTATGATGTCGTCGCTCATTTTATAATATAATTTACATTTATTTTAATTGTTGTGGTGTCCCAACTTGTGTTGGCATACCAAATTGGTGTTGTTGTAGTTTCCATACTCAATAATAGTTTATTTTTTAAGTTTAGTCAAATGTTGTTTTATATCCATTTCAAGAATTTTATTCATAGTTTTTTTAGAAACTCTATGTTCGTGATACTCTCTTTCTTCTGTTATTAACACAATAATACACCCTAAAAGTTGTATGTCTTCATATTTTGATCCTTCCAACATTTTTAAAATTAATTTACCATAAAAGGGCAATTGAGTGTTATAGTGACCCAATGCATTGTCAGGTAAATCTTCAAAAGGTTTTTTCATTTTTTTTGTATAACGAGTAACCTCAAAGTTTTTTGGCTTATTTGATTTCCAGTCTGTTATCAGAATACCGACCTTTCCGTTGGTTCCAATAACCAACCATACCTTATCGGGTTGACCGGTATATCCAAGTTCAGGGTGTCCTAAAACAATCTCAGTATCAATCAACACGCACCCTCTTTCTTTGATTAATTCAATATATCTTTTACCAGCAATTATCATAGTATCACTTTTGATAATTTGTTCGGCATCACAATCAAATATTGGTTGTCTAACCACTTTATCAATCCCAAACTCTTTAAGAGTGTGTTCCTCTAAAAAGAAGTGACAACGAGACCCCAAGTTAGCCGATTTTCTTCCTAACTCCGCCCATTCATTAACCAATCTTTCTGCCTCATCGGGATCTCCACCAGCCTTATTAAATGCTGCCTGTTCAGTTGGAAACTCGTCGTAAAAAAGTTTCATAACTTTAGATACAGAAGGGAAATCACTTCTTAAATCACCTTTATTGTCCAACATGGTATATTTATGACTTTCCTCCTCAAATGTGAGTTGGAATTCTTTTTGTCTTTCAGAGATGATGTCTCTTATTTCTTGTGCAATTTTTTTTAAATCCATTATTTTATTATATGATAATATTCATCTTTTATTTCACCTCTTAGGTCGGCGATATCCTTGTTGTCAGGTAGTTTAACCAATTTTATTCTACCCCATAATTCACCACCATTTAACTCGTGGTAAAGTTTAACCGCATTTTGCCACGCATCAGCATCCAAACAAATAATAATATTACTTTTGGCATTCATATATATTGTTTCAAATAAAAGTTCGGACATGTGTTTACCTAACATAGGAATTACATTATCTAAAAATAACCCATCAAATGCCCCTTCAACCAAAAATATATCTTTGTTCCAGTCAATAAGATTTTCCCAAAATATAATTTTATCTTTTTCTGCCACAGGATTTTTATATTTGGCTCTCGACATTGGATCCCAACTTCTTGCAATATAGTAATTAAGTTCTCCTTTTTTATTATATGATGGAATTACAATACGACCAGCGTGGTCTCCATTATCACAAAAACCAATACCATACCTTTCAATCATATCATCTGTGATACCACGACCATTTAGGTAATTCATTGCTTGTCGTCTAATTGGATAAACCTTACTTGAATCTTTAAATTGTGTAAATCTGTCGGGTAGTTTTAATGTTTTTTTCTTTCTCTCTCGTTTTACTATGGTTTCAGGTTTTAATACCTGATATAATTTCTTTTGTTTTTTATTGCCAAATTTATCAAATAACTTTCCCAAAGACCCGTGAGTTCCCTCATAGTCACCACAACTCCAACAATGAAAGAGTGACTTTTCTATATTAACCTCTAAATTACCTTTATTCCCACCTTCATCACACACTGGACAATTCCAAGACACCTGTGAAGTATTTTCATAAACTTTTTTTGGTTCACCCAAAAATTCACTAATAATTTCAACAATAGTATCAAACTCGTCCATCTCTTATAATATAATCATAAAGTTTCAATACATCAACTACACAAAGTTTTAGTTTCTTTTATATTTATTACTGATATGCCAACACAAATAACATTAAACGGACTCTCAGGGGTAAGCCCATTTGACGTATATACTTGCGATACAGGTTTTACCACTTGTATTTATATTGCAACTATCAATAGTGGTGATATTCCTTATGTTTTTGACCTACCTTCAGTTTTTTATGGTATGGCGTCCTTTGAGGTGAAAGTTGTGGATGATAATGATTGTGTGGTAACAGAAACTTTTAGTTAGTATGGCTTGTAATAATTTAGGTATTTTTTCAATTGGAACTGATTTTGTTAATCTGTGTTTTTCGGCACTAACAACTACCTTATATGGTAATGATTTGTTATCAGGAACAGTAGTTTATTCTAGTGTTGCTTGTACTACAGGAACTGAGGTGATATCCGCAACTTTTTCAGATGGTTTAACCAAATATGGAACTGATTTAACTGGTAAGATCGAATTTATAGAAGCATGTGATTGCACCCAATTTTATTGTATTCAAAATGATAACACCTATAACGACACTTATCAATATGCTGGAGTTTACAATGCTAATTCTTATTTTACAGGACAAACCACAGTATATTTTATTTACTATTCGTCAGTAGAAACAAGGTGGTGTTTATCCCAAACTCTTAGTAACCCTTGTGACCAATTTGGTCCTTATGGTAGCTCTTCCGTATGTCCCGATTTTGACGACACTGTTATGTATGGTGGTATATGTATAACAACAACCACAACAACATCTCCTTGTGAAAATTTTGATTTTGATGCCGTATTTGATTGTTACATACCTCCAACACCTAGTGTCACACCAACAAATACTCCGACCCCAACACCAACACCAACTCCAACGGTATCTAATATTTGTGGTGGACTATCAATGAATGTTTCTGTGATAAATATATCACCGTCACAAACACCAACTCTATCACCAACCCCAACACCAACACCAATGTTATCATATAGTTGTAATTTTTCAGGAGAAGTAATATTTAACTCCATTAATGAAATAATACAATGTGCTAACAGTAAAAAATTCAAAGATTGTTTCACAGGTATTGACTATTACACTTCGGATCTTGTTTTAGTTTCAGGAACCACACAAGCAAAAGAAGGATATGTTTATAACGCAACTATAAATGGTCAAGGTTATTGTGTTATTTACGATGGGTTATTTGAAAATATTAGTGGTGTTGACTCAATTGTCCTTATAACTGAAATTGGTTCTAGTGTTAGTGGAGCTTGTTTAGATTGTATTCCTAATCTAACTCCAACGCCAACACCGACACCAACTCTAACACCAACACCAACTCCAAGTGCAACCCCGTGTGTGTTATATGAATATACCGCAAGTAATAATAGCGTATCCAAAGTAAGCATTAGTTACACAGATTGTAATGGTATTGTGACAAAATCAATTTCATCATACTCATCTATAATAGTATGTTCAACAACAACGCCAACATCGAACAATCCTCAGAATGTTACATTTATTCAATCACCGTTTGTGTGTTAAAAACAAGAAATTTAAAGATTAATTTATACCCAAATTTCTTTTAATCTCATAAGACCCAATACACATGTATAGGCATCTGTTTGATCAAAATTTTCTTTTCTTAGGGTATTATTTTTTGTATATAACCATTTTATTTGTGGTTCAAGTTTAGCAACTTTTTCCCAGATTATCATTTTTTTATCAATATTTTTTGGTAATCCTCCAAATAAAACAAATTTATTTTTATCATTTTCCTTAATTAGATCAGGAAATGCATATTTTCTTGAATTATACGTAGATATGAATTCAGGAACTATACCTAAAATATTATATATTTCTTTAAAAACAAAACTATTGAATCTTAATAGGGTTTGAACCGTATAAACATTATTTGAATTTAAAAGGGGCTCTTCTATTACGATTCTAACAATTCCAAGATTTTTATATTCTTTTAATTTTTCGGCAAAAATTTCAGATTTTACTAATAATTCTTTTAATTTGTCTTTGTCATTATCTAACTTAGGTCTTGGAGATATGTGAGTAAGTTCTAAAAGTTCTTTAGTTTGAATGTCAAATAAAGCCCAACCAATCGTTTTTGTTGAGATGTCTAATCCCAATACTTTGGGTGAGTTTTTTAAATTTTTATTCATAAATTTAATGGTATTTAAATATTATAAGGCATTATAAAAAAAAATGTAGTTTATCTTACAAATCAAGTTTTACGACATATTGTTGTATTCCTTGTCTAAGAACCGGTGATTGTAATTTTGACATAACCAAAATATCTTTATTTTCGTCTAATAATGCAATTTCAGAAACATAAGATTTTGTTCCAAAAGTCCATGTTGGGTTTTGAGAAACTAAAAACTCGGTTGAGCTTAAATTTATTTTATATTTCATTTCATAAATTGTTGCTTGAATATCAGTTTCTAAACTACCGTAAAAATAATACTCATCACCAAAATTTAACTTTGGAGTTGTGGTGTTTAAAGGAACTAAGTCAATATAATTATTTAAATTATAATATGGGGCTGACGAATAATTTTCTGAAGTAATAACAAAAGTTGTTGCCGTTAACGATTCTTGTGTCACATATCCATTGACAAACATACCACTTATTTGGTCTGTAAAATCTATAAGTTTCCATTGTGTTGGGTTAGGTCTCACGCCATTTAACGTCTTTTGTGCCAACACTTCAAATTGTGTGGCGTAAAAACCTGTTGGAACAATACAAGTTGGACAATGTGTTGTTGTTGTTGTAACAGGATTATTAGTTGTCGTTGTTGTTAACGGACTATAGTTTGTTGTAGTTGTTGTAACAGGACTATAAGTTGTTGTAGTTGTTGTTGGGGAGTATCCTGGTTGAACCAAGCAATAAAATTCTCCGCCAAATCTAACCGCAACATTTTGTGGTGTGTCCGGTGTGCAAACATTTTCGGTTCCAACTAAACTACTGTAATAATTGCAATGTAGTGAATTTGTAAAATCATAATTATTTGATAATCTATATGTTATCCAAAGTGTTTCTGAACCACCAGTTAAAACCCCGGTTGTATTTGAGGTCCCACAAGTGTTTGGAGTAATTAAAGAAATTTGTGGTGCCGGTAATGTCCAATTCCTATTTGATTTATATGAAAGAGCCGCAACAACTTCTTCATCATCAATAACTATCATTTGAGAATCAGGATATACTTTTCCAATTCTACTTGGTAAGCCATTTGATTGTGCAAATGTGTCCCACAAGTTAAAGTATCTTAAACCAGGTTGATTCATGTTTGACGATACATTCGATTTAGTATATTGAACTTGGAATAGATTTTTACCATCAAAATTAGGTGGGTCAACATAGAATGTTTGACCAAAACAACATTCGGTGTTTTTATGCCACATTAAAGTTGGTATATATAATTTAAAATTTCTTGCTTGTCCTTGTGTGTTTTCAGGATTTTGACTATCGTAAGGTTGCATTGCGAATTTTTCACCATAAAAGAAATCAATTGTTTGATTAGTATAATGAATAATGGCAATTGCTTTTTGTTCTTTTGGTGTGACAACTTTTTTATCTCCAAAAGAATTATAATAATAAACATCATCTGTTGATGTTTGAGCGCTTGTGGTATACCCTAAATATTCTTTTTGCCCAATATAAGCAATTGACCCAAATTTCGTGTAATCATCATATATTGTTGAAATAAGTCCGGCCGGATTTTCAGTCCAAGGAATATTCATGTTCCAAATTTTAACATCAAATTGATCTGTATCACAAACTGATTCAAAATCAATAACACTTTTACTCCAATGAGGTTCAGGGGTAAAACTATCATAAAGTGGTGTCATTTTTGGAGGATAAATTAATGCTCTTGCAATACACTCAACTGAAAAATTTGTATAATCAGGTGTTGGTCTATCTAATGTAAGTTTATCTTGACAAACATTTATAATTCTATATGTAAGTGTTGGGTAACAACTAAACATCATTTTTTCACAACTTGGTGGTTCCGGTAAAGGACAAACAGCAGTTGGCGATGGGGTTAAACAAGGGGTTCTTGTTGGTGTTGGTGTTGGTGTTGATGATGCACAAATATCCGATAGTGTTACTGATGGTGTTGGCGTAGGGGTTGATGTTAACTCTGATGTCGGTGTTGGTGTAGGGGTTGGGAATCCAACACAATTACAATCATTTTTGGCCAATCCATCATAATATATTGTAATAAAATCTCCAATTTGTGGTGTTGTATTATTTAATGGATTACAATCAATTCTATAAACATTAATTTCGTTAGAACCACTTAAAGAATACATATCCACAACATAGTTTGGTGTTGATACGTATTGATTATTCGTTAAAACTTTCCAATTTACGGTAGTAGCGCTTGTATTTCCAGTAAAAAAACCTCTCATGGCAGCTCGGTTAAAAACTGATTCTACTTGTGAATCCATAAATGGTATACCATATATGTTTGTTTGTTGTTGATCCACCAAATAAGGATATTTAAGATATTGTCTATTTGATTCCGGTACCCCTGAGTTATTTTGTGAATTAAATTGTGGCTCTAAAATTACCGTATCAGATTGATTGTATGTTTGTGGTAATGTGTTGTATGAAATTTCACTATCCCCTATTGCAAAATAAGAAATATTAAAATTACCCTCAGACAATTTTTGTCTACCAGTATCGGTAACTCGTGTGTTAACTAAACCTGAAGTATTTTTAATTATGTATGCCATTTAATAATAAATATTATAAATTGTTTTTTATGTTTAAAAACTTGGTGGTTTTGGTGTCACTGGGTTTATTAATATTAACTCACAACACGAACATCCATTTACGATTGGGTTATCCATATTTATGGTATAATATGCAATTGCGTCTTCGCAATTACCACTTGGTTGATTAATAATAAAATTAGTTGTTGATCCTGTAACAGTTTGATTACTAACTAAGGTTATCGATCTTTCGTATGTTCTTTGATATTGTATTATATTTATAGCTCCGTCGGCGGTACAAGGACCTGTAAGTGGGATTGTGTTTGTTGTTATACTAATGAAATTCATAGTGTACGACCCATCAATTGTGGTTGTGTTATTATAACTTGGGCTAGGGTTTAATGGTATTGGGTAATACGATAAAGTTGAAATCATTACTAAATTAACAGTAAAAGTAACTCCTCCTGGTAATGTTGGTGCGGTAATAGAAAATGTGTTGTTTACGTAATTAACAATCAATGTTAATGTGTATGTTGTTGGGGGAGTATTGGTAATTGTTACGTTTCCAAAATTTCCAACTATACTGTTAGAATCTTTAGCGGTTACAGAATATATTCCCGGTAAAAGATTATTAAACATAGGAGATGGTTGATAAGATAAACCTCCGTCAACAGAAAATGTGTATGGAGGTGTTCCACCAGCGGCAGTAACCGATATACTTCCAAAACCACCACAAACAGCATCATTATCACTAGCTCCAACACTTACTAAATATGATGAAACACAACTACCTTCTATAACTGTAATAGATACAACACTAGGAGGACCTAAAATCTGCCAATTACTTAAAGGCGGATAAGATGGGTCATTATTTATAAAAATTGTTGTTGGGGAGTATCCCGTTAAAGTCCATTGTGATGGTGTTGACCCTGTATTCCAATATAAAAGGTATTGACTAGTTGATGAAGTCCAACTTTCTTCTCCATTTATTATTAATCCGGGTTGTAAATCTATCTGAACAACAGAAATTGCCGGTATTTCTAAACTATAATCAATAACCTCTAAACTAACACATAAATCGTAACTACTTTTTGGAATAACAGGTATCTGACATGGTCCAATATATGACTCTTGAATTAAAATTTCAGTGTCTGAGGCAATAACCCAATTACCAGTAGTTCCTGTCGGGTAAAATTCATCATAACCTAATATATTGTAGGGAGATGTTTGACATTCTATAGTTTGACAAAAATACCATTCTTGAGTTGCTTCATTCCAAAAAACATAACCTAATTCTTGTATACCATATTGTAAAAAATAATGTGGTCTTCCATTTTTAAGTCCAATACTTGGACTATTAATATAAACCAATTGATCTTTTACTATTCCTGACACCACAAAACACATTGCAGATAATATCTGTGTTTC